GTACATACCGGTACTTATATGCTATTATCCTTGTATGAAGATTTCAGTTGTCGGATTAGGGAAGTTGGGAGCCCCTCTGGCTGCGGTACTTTCAGGGGCTGGACATTCCGTTATCGGAATTGATAACAACCCATCAACAGTAGAGCAGATCAATCAGATGCTTGCTCCCGTTCCCGAACCGGGGTTGCAGGGACTCCTTAGCAAGTTCCCCTTCCCAGCCTATACCGATTACTTTCAGATTAATGAGACGGATCTGACGATCATAATTGTTCCAACGCCTTCTGGCCCGGATGGCGGTTTCGTTAATGATTACGTGCTAGCTGCCATCGATAAGGTGGGAGAACAACTTCGCTATAAGAATTCCTATCATACGGTTGTGATTGCAAGCACACTCATGCCTGGATCATGTGAGAAGTATATTGTTCCAGCACTAGAGGAAGCTAGCGGCATAGAGGTAGGAGAATATCTAGGCTTTTGTTATAGCCCTGAGTTCATTGCTCTTGGCTCAGTGGTAAATGATCTGTCGAACCCGGACATGGTGCTTATCGGTCAAGTGGACGATCGGTCTGGCGCTTCTCTCCAGGAAGTAATGGAAGAGGTAGTTCGTTCCAGCGTTCCTTTCTATCGACTGACTCTTACTGAAGCAGAACTTGCGAAGATTGCAGTTAACTCGTATATCACCATGAAGATCAGTTTTGCTAACACCATTGGTGAGATGTGTGAGAGCTACGATAATACGGAAGCGAGCAACGTAGTCAATGCAATCGGGGCAGATGCTCGTATCGGAGTGAAGTATCTTGCTCCCGCTACAGCATATGGTGGTCCATGTTTCCCTCGCGATCAGAGAGCTTTCGCCAAAGCTGCTCAAGAAGTTGGGGTTGATGCTCTTCTGTCCGGTGCAGCCGATGGCATTAATCAACGTCAGATCCAACGGGTAACTGATCTTGCCACGAAGGGAATTAGGACAGGTTCCAAGATTGCCATTTTGGGTCTCTCGTATAAGTCAGGAACTCCAGTCAGCGAAGAATCGGCTGGAATGCTTATCAGTAGAGAACTTGAGGAACGTGGTTATAGGGTTGAAGCCTATGATCCTCTTATAAGTCCGGGAACCGTTTCGCTGGGGTCTGTTCTAGCGGATGCTGAAGTTGCAGTTATTACTATTCCAGAAAATGACTTTTCGTTTTTGCCTGACTTTGAAGGTCGAGTCATTGATTGTTGGGGTGTCTGCACGAACCCAAATACGTTTCGGATTGGGGTTGGAGCGTGACCAGAGGCATGATTCGATGCCCATATCTTGGAAATTCTGGACGACTGGGGAATCAGCTCTGGCAGATTGCTGGCACCATCGGAATTGCTGCTGCTACGGACAAAGATTTTTGTTTTCCTGAATGGGCATATGAGCGATATTTTTCTGTATCATCCGATTGGTTTCTCCCCCAAGAAGCTCTGTACGGAGAAGATGTAAGCATATTTGCTCGACAGATTGATCAGCGTGCCAAGGTCTATTTGCAAGACTATGGACTTTGGCGAGAGGTGAGGGAGCAGGTATATGAAGTTCTACAACCAACGTTGGAAGCAAAGGCTGAATTAGCCTCTCCTAAATACGAACAGTATTACTTGCTCCCTCATCCTCTACTTGTAATCCACGTAAGACGTGGTGACAATGCTACGGCTCACTTAAGAAATGAGGACGGACATCACCCACTTCGTCCCATGAGCTACTACAGAGAAGCAATTGAACTCCAGGAATATCGCTCTATCGCTATATTTTCGGATGACCTTCCGTGGTGCAGGGATGCGTTTCAGGATATAGATGCTTACTTCTTTGAAGGTGGATCAGCTCGTCCTAAGGAACATGAGCCTGAATACGCGACAGCACCAGTGGAAGATTGGATTGACCTAATAGCAATGGAAAACGCCGACTCCTTCATCATGTCCAACAGTTCTTATTCTTGGTGGGGAGCTTTTCTCTCTGGCTCTGAAGGCAAGAACATTATCTACCCATGGCCTTTCTTTGGCCCTAAGCTTGACTATCTTGACGCGTCAATCATGTTCCCAGAGGATTGGAGAAAGCTTCCTCATGTTATTTAGCCTGCAAGAGTTGCATCAGAAGTACAATATGGAGATTAGAGGCATTCTTCATCTTGGTGCTCATCTGGGAGAAGAAGCTCAAGACTACGAGAATCTTTTCGTTAAGAACGTCTGGTGGGTTGAAGCTAATCCTCACGTAATGGACAAGCTCCGTGAGAACCTGCGTCCATACAACCATCACTTGATTCAGGCACTCTTAACGGATGTAGATGGAGAATTCCGGAACTTCAACATTACTAACTATGATGGTATGTCTTCCTCTATCTTTGAGTTTGGTAAGCTTCACCTTGATAGCTCTCCGGATACTCAGTTTGTGGACACCGCTTTGCTGGAGTCACGCACGGTTGATTCTTTAGTGGCAGAATTTAATATTACCGATTGCAACTTCCTAAACATGGATCTTCAAGGTGCTGAGGTGTTGGTCCTTCAGGGAGCGGTCAAGACGATAGAGTCCATTGATTACGTTTACACCGAAGTCAACATCGGTGAGGTATATGAAGGCTGCGGCAAGATGTGGCAGATCGATGACTTCCTGAGCGATTTCGACCGCGTTGAAACCTATATGACTCCCGCCCAATGGGGGGATGCTCTATACATTCGAAGGAGTCTTAGGTGAGATTCAAGATCATCTCGGTTGGTTGGAACTGTTCCCAGTTCATGGAGCGCACGTTGGAGTCTATTGAGAAGCAGACGCTTAAGAATTGGGATGTGGGTATAGCTTACGACCCATCTCCCGAGGATGGCGGCAAGGAGATCATCGAGAAGTGGTGTGCCCAGGATCCTGAGCATAGGAAGTTCCGGCTGAATGAAGACCATCTGTATGCAGCCCACAATCAGTACGACATGATTAGGGCTCTAGAACCAGAGGAAGATGACATCATTGTATTTCTGGATCTGGATGGAGATAAGTTTTCCCATAACAAAGTATTAGAGCGGCTTCGTGATGCTTACGCTGAAGGCAATCTAGTTACCTATGGTCAGTATCGGCCCATTCCAGATCAGGGTACTTCGACTTTTGCTAAGCGTTACCCTCTAGAGGTAGATGAGAACGGCACATATCGTGCTCATACTCGTGCCTATGGATGTTGCTTCAACCATCTAAGAACGATGTCTGCTCGTATTGCTCTGGCTATTCCAGAGAACAACTTCAAGTATGGCAATGGAATCTGGTATGAGGGTGGCACAGATTATGTGTTTATGCTTGCCGGTTTAGAGCTATCTGGTGGCAAATACAAGTGCTTCGATGAGGTGCTTCTTGACTATAACCATGCTAATCCTTTTGCTGACAACCTAACCCATCCCGCTGACTCAGATAGAACGGTGTTGGACTTCCTGAGTAGCACACCATTACAACCGCTCTCACCGAAAGAGGTACCAGTGCCTGAAGTCGAAGAAGTTGTTGCGGAAACACCAGTTGTTCGCTACCTTGACGCAGAGGAGCGCCGGGTTATTCTTGCTCAGTACGGTCGTGATTGGAGCATGAGTATCCTCATTGAAACAGGCACTAATAATGGGGACACGCCTCTTACGTTGAAGGATAACTTCTGGCGCGTGTATACCATTGAGCTGTACCGGCCCCTATTCGATGAGTCTCGTAGGCGTCTTGCTCCCTACGAGAATATTACTTGTCTGCTTGGTGATTCCACTAAAGTTCTACCGGAATTATTAGGAAAGATCCAGGAAAGTGCCCTGATTTGGCTGGACGGTCATTGCAGTGGTCCGGGTACCGGTCGTGGCGACCTGGATACTCCGGTAGTCCAGGAACTGGAGGCACTCTTCGAAGACGTTGATCGTGGGATCCATCACGTCATTCTCGTGGACGACGCTCGGATCTTTGATGGGCAGCCAGAGCATGAGGACGAGCCACACTATGCCGACTACCCGACTCTGGAATGGATCGAAGATCTGGCTAATGCCCATAATTACGACTATGAGATGAAGGACGATATCGTCCGTCTCACTCCTCGCGTATGAAGAAGCTAAATGATTTTGCTGCTAACTCCTACTCACAGTTTGGTGAGGATGGGATTATCCAGTACATCTTCTCGATCATTGGGGAGAAGTCGCGTAAGTGTGCAGAGTTCGGTGCCGGGGATGGAATTGGCTGCTCTAACACCAAGCTTCTCCGGGATCATGGATGGGAGGCGACTCTTGTTGAAGCTGACCCCGATCGGTTCGAGCAACTAGTCATTAATGCGCCTGAATCTCATTGCATCCCAGGCACGGTCACGCCCGGCAATATTAATTTACTAGTTGAAGGCGGATACGATTTTGTTTCCATTGACGTGGACGGCGATGATTATGCCATCTTCGAAGCAATGGAGTCTGCCCCTCCCCCGAGGGTGGTCTGCATTGAATACAACGGGTCAATTCCGCCTCATGTAAATCTACGTCAGGCTAATCTCGGAGAAGGATTTGGTGCTTCTGCCGCTGCTTTGGTCGAGTTGGCTGTCGCCAAGAGATATGCATTTATAGGAATGACCAAAGGGAACCTGTTCTTTGTAATGCGAGACGAGCCACTATACGATTTTGAGGCTAATGACACTGATCTTGAATCACTATTTGATGGGTCTGATCTCGTCTATACGGTGAGCGACTATCAGGGTAGGACATTGTTCGTAGGAGGGGATCTTCCTTGGGGAATGGCTGAACCCTTTGTGGGCGAGACAACAGGTGTCCCTACGCGTGTGGCTACTGCCAACATGGCAACCCTTAGGACGGCGTTTGAAGCGCGTTACGGAAACTCGGTCTTTCTACCGGCAGACTGGGAATTCAATCTTAGTGATACATTAGGTAGGGGTCCGGTTCTATTGAAAGAGATTCTTGAAGCTAGACCAGCACCACCTCTGGTCCTCATTGATGTCTCTAACCTGGGAGATAGTTGTAGATGGATCGAAGGAATGGCAATAACATTAGGATATAGATTCTTTGTAGGCAGCGGACTTGTTGCCTTAGTCTGGAGAGAACAATGAGTGTCCCTGAAGTGTCTATCGTGATACTTAGCTATTTCCATCCTGAAGTAACAGACGTTTGTCTCAGAACGCTTGAGCAGACGAATGGCTCCTATGAGGTGATCGTTGTTGACAATGGCAGCGACCCGGAAACGGTGGCGTCCCTAAACCAACACAAGGCAGATGGACGTATTGATGTCCTCGTTCTAGAGCCTCAGAACCATATGTTTTCTGAGGGCAACAACATAGGTGTGCGTAATTCGAATTCAGCATCTAAGTACATATTGCTACTTAATTCTGACGTTGGATTCATTCGTCCTGACTGGCTGGAGAAGCAGTTGGCATGGATGGAAGGAACGATCGTTCATAAGCCTACGATCTGGAATGCTCACCCAACGCAGCCGACGCCAGGTCCAAAGGACATTGTGTCTTACGGCTGGTCGCATGACATCAATGTGGAAGGTAACGCGCGACCTGAAGGCTGGTGCATCATGTTCCGCCGTGAATGGTGGAAGGAGATGAGCACCGACTTCCCATGGTATTACGGATTCGAAGAGATGGTTGCGGGACAGGCAAGGGCAGGGGCGCGAGTTGGCGTTCTGTTTAATTATGCACCCTACTGCATCCATCGGGAACAGGGTTCTAAGCCTGCCGTCGCTCCGGATATCAGGAATGCCCGCACTCCAGATATGACCGCTTGGTTTTCTGGTGTGAGAATCGAGACCATGGACTTTACCTTGGGTCCGAATGAACACGATTCGTACTTGACTTGGTAGTGGAGGAATAATGGGATACGAAGTTCTAGCTGAACGATACGAGATGCTCTGCAAGTCTGAGGGCGTCTACTCAGATATCAATGAGCATTTGCCCACATTTGTAGAGGCAGTCAAGGAGGTTGACGCCAAGAAGGTAATCGAACTTGGTACGCGATATGGGGTCTCCACCATTGCGTGGCTGTATGCCCTTAAGGACCAAGGTGATCTCTGGGCTGTGGATTGCAGCTTTCCCGTAGCATCACCGCAGTACCCAGACACGAATCTCCTGGATCCTCAGGGGCCGCTAGGAGTTATGCCGCACTGGGTCTTCCTGCTTGGCTATGACACACAGCAGGCGATATTGGATGCTCTGCCTCAAAAAGTAGACATCGTGTTCATTGACACAAATCATGTCTACGAGGAGACGCTTGTGGAGCTTGATCTCTATTATCAGCGGGTACGTAAGGGTGGACGAATCTTCCTCCATGACACCGCTATCGAGACAACGGGCAATGCTACCGCTCCGCAGCCTCCTTATCCGGTCCGAACGGCAATGCAGGAATTCTGCGAGAAGAACGATCTTAAGTTCTCCAACGTGGATAACTGCATGGGCCTTGGTACCATTTACTGCTAATGAAGAAATGCTACCGAGTCATTGCCGTATGGCAGGAACCTGTTTTTCTGAGACGTTTCCATCTTGTCATGACGTTTCTGTTTCTGGTGTTGCTCCCGATAGCGTTGGTTACGGGGCTTTCTAAGTCTGTTCCTTTTCTGGTTTTTCTTAGTCTTTGGGCTCTTGTGGCGGGGCATTGGTCGGCCTGGCAATCTGCCAGAGTAGAGGTAAAACAAGATGATCAAGCGAAAGGTGATTAATGGATAAGATTCTTGTAGCAGGGGCGGGAGGGTTCATAGGTGGACATCTAGTTGCCAACCTTCTTTCTAAAGGCATAGAGGTCGTCGCTGTGGACGTAAAGGATTTTTCGAAGTGGTATCAGAGATTCCCTGACGTTGATAATAGGATTCTTGATCTCTCCTTAATGGAGGCTTGTTATGAAGCAGTCAAAGGTGTAGATGTAATTTATAATCTAGCTGCCGATATGGGCGGAATGTTGTTCATTGAGACCCATAAGGCTGAGTGCATGCTTAGCGTATTAATTAATACCCATCTAGTGCAAGCAGCTAGTGATGCTAATGCCAAGTTCTTCTATGCTTCATCAGCCTGTGTTTACGCTGCCGATAAGCAGACTGATACGGATGTCACGGCTCTGAAAGAAGAAGACGCCTATCCCGCTATGGCCGAGGATGGCTATGGCTGGGAGAAGTTGTTCTCTGAACGTATGTGCAGGCATTTTCGTGAAGACTTCGGATTAGATACTCGCGTTGCAAGATTCCATAATGTCTTCGGCCCCAATGGGACTTATGAAGGTGGCCGTGAGAAAGCTCCAGCCGCCATATGCCGGAAGATTATCGAGTGTAAGCTGTCCGGGAATCATGAGATAGAGATTTGGGGAGACGGCAACCAGACCCGTAGCTTTATGTTCATTAGTGATTGCATTGAGGGCATTAATAGAATTATGGAAAGTCAGGTAGTTGATCCTATTAATCTTGGTTCTCATGAATTGGTTAGCATTAACCAACTAGTAGATATCGTTGAAGATATAGCGGAAATCAAGGTCAAGAGGAACTATGACTTGACTGCACCTCAGGGGGTTCGTGGTCGCAATAGCGACAACACGATGATCCTGCGCGAGTTGGGTTGGCAGCCGGAGATCTCCCTGCGGGAAGGCATGGAGAAGAACTACCGTTGGATTTATAATCAGATCGTGTCGAAGTAACTTTTGTCCTCCTAAAAAATACGGAATGTGATATGTCCACTCAGAACGACATTGATCGTCTTAACAAAGAAGATGGCCTGGTTCCAGTACGTCTTCCTTCCGGTGGCTCCTTTTTCGTCCATGATCGTGAGCTGGGATATTTCAACGATCGACGTGACCGGTACCTTAAAGACAACCACTTCGTTAATGTCTCGGACTTTCAGGATCTAGACCGTTTGATCATTGCTGAGATGCTTACTCAGCGATGGGGAATGTGGATCTCTTCGAAGCGTGATTACTGGGGAGATCCGGTAGATGAGAACCAGTATCAGAAAGCTCTGAAGGAGCACTCGGCTGAGATCCGTCAGCTAAAGAAGGCTCTCGGTCTCGACAAAGAAACGCGAGACAAAGTAAAGGGTGAAGATTCGGTAGATGCCTACATCCGGTCTCTGCGTCAGCGAGCCAAAGAGTTCGGTGTCATGCGGAATCAGCAGGCTGCTAAGGCAATCGAGCTTATTAATGACGTGAAGGCTCGGGCTATTCTCTGGTCAAACTGCGATGAGCAGGAGAAAATCCAGCAGGGTTGTACCTCAGATCAGGTCATTCAATGGATCCTTGATGATGTGATCCCTGAATTCGATGAAATCGATACCAAGTTTAAGCAGGGAACGCAAACGTACTGGGTTCGTGATCAGTGAGCTTATATGGCTAATGATCCGCGTCTGAGTGTTTTCTTGAGTTTGAATGCCGAGGGCCGCAAGGTCCCCTGGCAGGAACGCGTCAAGCTGATTCATGATGTTTTCCCTTCTACCACACAGATGGACTGGCGGAAGGCATTCAATGACATAGATCTATTTGGTCGAATCCTTCGTGACATCCTGAAGGTAGATCAGACTTCGCCTGGTCGTAGTGGGCCTCGTCCAGTGCTTGACCGCAAGAAGGCAACAGAACGCCTTCGCCAATTCATGGGCGCTGACTTTTCGGATGCCATATTTGCTCAGGCATTCCGAGAGCTTTGTGGAGACAAGTCTGTCCGTGGTGTTGCAGCCAAAACTGGACTTGAGAAGACGATGGTCCAGAATCTGTTAACGGGAAAGCGACAGCCTGACGTTCAAATTATGGAACAGGTTGCGGAATCTTTTAAGAAGGATCCGTCTTACTTCTTTGAATATCGTGTTGCCTACGTGCTTGCAGCTCTAGGTGACAAAATGGCTGGTGCTCCAGAGATGACAGTGGATCTCTACAAAAGATTAAGGGGATCGTAATGGGCGTTATTGAGGATCTATCTGAGGAAGAAGCGTATCTTTGGGCCATTTTGCAGGATGAATCGGGTTTGGATGTGGCTGAGTTTACATGGCATGATCCTGAGCAAGATGATGGTTGCTGGCGAGCTTGGGCTTTTCAGTGGTCATGGTTTAGGGATACCTCACCGCTACAGATAGATCAGTCGGCGAGATCAATTGGCAAGTCTTTGTCAATTAAGCTTCGGGCTTTTGTTTTTCCCTTTATACACCCTGGACAGGAGATGGTTATTACGGCTCCAGAAGGAGTACATATTGATGCCATCACCGATATTATTGAGACTCAACTCATCTCTACGCGCCTATCTTTAGAGATGTTGCGGGGTGGTCGGTTGTCTTTTAAACATAAACCTTTTCATGTGAACTTCCAAAATGGATCTCGTATTATGGGAAGGATTCCTCAGCGGTCTGGAGTGGGAGTGAAGGGTGTCCACCCTATCTGGCTAGAGCTTGACGAAGCGTCCGATTATCCTTCAGATGGCTGGACGGAATTGATGGAAACCCTAAAGCGGGGGCATAAGGGAGCTGTGTGGCGTTGTCATGGCGTTACAAGAGGTGTGAGAGATAAGCACTATTACAGGTTTACTGCTGATCCTAATACGCAATGGCGAGTACATAGATATAGCAGTATGTGGCGTCCTACTTGGACTGATGAGGAACGTCAAGAAAAGATTATGCAATATGGGAGTAAGGATGATCCTGATTATAGAAGGAATATCTTAGGACTTCATGGCGATAGTGTTTCTCCGATTTTTGTTCTCTCTCGGCTAATGAACTGCGTCGATGACGATAAAGAGTCAGATTATAACGCAGACGAATATCAATTCTTTAAAATTAATGATTCGCTACTTGCTGAGCAGAATGTAGATATTATCCAGCTTCTGGACTTTCCGCCTTATCACTTAAGTAAGTACAATACCTTTTGGGTGGGGATGGATGTAGGTATGACTAACCATCCGTCCGAGATTTTGATTTTTGCGGAAGAATTGCTGAAGCCATCAAGTGAAGAATATAAGACTCTTAAACGTCTGGGTAAAGCGATTTCTATTGAGGGGAAACCTCGCCTCAAACTCGTAACGAGAATCAATCTGACCCGTATTGCTACTCCTGATCAGGTGAGAGCAATGCTATGGGTCATTGACTTCTATAAGCCACGGGCGTTTTCTCTTGACAAGATGCAGCCGGTGAGTGAACCCGTTCTGACTCCTTCGGGTTGGGTGCCAATTGGAAGTCTGTCCGAGGGTGATCTCGTTATTGGGTCGGACGGTGCAGCTACAAAGGTCGTAGGGGTATTCCCGCAGGATGATCGTCGTGTCGTTCGTGTGACTTTTTCTGATGGTTCTTCGACGCGGTGTGGGCCGGAGCATTTGTGGACTATCAAGCTTCGTAAGCGTCGTTGTGTTGAATCAATGTCTGTAACGACGGGGCAGATGATGGAACTGGCCCGTCGTTATGGTTCTTCGAAGATTACGATTCCCTTATTGTCGGGTCCTGTGGAATACGAACAGGGGCCTGAATTACCAATCGATCCCTACGTGTTAGGTTGCTTGCTAGGTGACGGTAATCTGCGCCTCAACGGCATCAGGTTTTCTAGTGTGGACGAGGAAATCTTAGATAATATGCGAAGCCGTCTTCCCGAGGGTTTTGAGGTGAAACATACAGATCGCTGTAACTATATTGTGAAAGCAGATGGATGGAGGCATGAACGGAATTCTAAGGGACAGTTCTGCCATCGCAATCCAATCCTTGATGTCCTACGTGATCTTGGTTTGGCTGGTACTCATTCGTGGGATAAATTTATCCCTGAAGTATATTTGCGAGCTACACCCGATGAACGTCTTGAATTACTTCGCGGCCTGATGGACACGGACGGCTATTGCAGTGTGCAAAATGATGGTTGCACTATTGCCATAAGGTTGTCATCAGAAACGATGATTCGTCAGATTGGTGAGTTGGTGCAATCATTGGGTGGTGTGACTAGGTTTCGGGATTTCACTACATCTTGTAATGGTAAGGCTGGGCGGCACGGATATCAGGTTACGATGGGTCTTCCTGTGGGAGTCAATCCGTTTCGTTTGAGCAGAAAGCGAGATGCCGTTATTCCACGTAGGCGTGCAATTACTCGCCACTTGGAAGCCATTGATCCGCAACCAGATGAGCAGTCTGTTTGTATTCGGGTGGCGGCAGAAGACGAGTTGTATGTCACTCGCGACCATATCCTTACCCATAATACCGGAATTGGACTTCCTCTTTTCCAGGAGCTTCAAGATAAAAACCGTCAGGCTGGAACTGTTGTAAAGGGTTATGGTTTCTCCGAGAAGCGTCTTGTTGGGTTCGATGAATCGATTGAAGTCGAAGAGGGTATTAGTAATGATGATCTGGCCAAAGAGGCTGGTATCATGCGTAATGTAGTTGAGTATGCTTGTGTAGATGAAGAAACTGAGTTGTTGACTAGGCGAGGATGGAAACATTATCAAGAAGTAATAGAAAACGAAGATATATACACTTTGGATTGGCATTCACAGAAAGGCGAATGGGTTCCTGTTGAGAAGATTCTTCAATATGAGGGTTCGCATCCAGTTCGCCATATACGTACTCGTTGTTTTGATGCCGTGACAACACTTAATCACCGATGGTGGACGGAACGTTATGATCCTTATTCCAAGAAGCGAATTCGAGAGTGGAGAACAACAGATACGCTGCGAGCCGCATCGTCTATTCCTTTGAGGGCAGAGCCGGGAAGTAATCCTATTGAGTCTATTTATAGTGATTCGCTTGTCGAACTAGTCGCTTGGTTCTGGACGGAAGGTCACTTCAGAAGAGGGCGTAAATCCTTCTGTGGTGCAGGGCTAGCTCAGTCTGAAGATGTCAATTCTGTTTATGTTAAGAGAATACGCGAATGTATCGAGGAAGTATTTGATAAAAAAGATTGGCGACAATCCTCAAGAAATGGGATGGTTGAATGGCATTTGTCTGCTGTTGCGGCACGATTTCTTAACCAATATGTAACGGCCTATGAAAAGATTGTTCGACCTGAGTTTATTGCTTCTCTTACTTTAGAACAACTCAATTTGTTTATTGAAACTTCAATTGATGCTGATGGATGGCGTCAAGTTGATGGAGCTAAGCTGGGTCAGTCTTCTCTGGATCGTTTACGATCTTTTGAAATGGCGTGTGTATTAGCGGGTAGATCTATTCATACTTGGCAGCGATCCGATCTTACAGGATGGGTAACTACTCTGCTAGTTCGAGATAACGTTACCCCCATTTCGACTTGTAAGATTTCGAGAAATGTTGAAGTGAGAACCCTCGACTACAATTATTCTGGAATTGTTTGGTGCCCACGGTCTCGTAACAATACTTTTTTGGCTCGTCGGAATGGTTCCATCTATTACACGGGAAATACAGATAAGCTTCGATTGCTGGTGGATGAGAAGCGTCTCTGGTTACCATGGGACGAAGATCTTATTGCTGAATATCAAGGACAGACCTACAAGGTTGTTCGATCAGCTATGAATCAATATGGGAAGAAAGAGTTCAGTCAGGGTAAGTTCCACGCGTTAGATGCTTCTCGAATGGCTATCTTGGGATGGGCTCAGTATCAGATTGAGGAGATGATGGGCGAGAAAAATAAGGTTGAACCGGTCCTAGAACGCTTCGGACTTTAACTAACCCTTAGGAAGGTCGATCAAGTGGAAGATGAAGTGTTTAAACTGGAATCACCTGGTAGAGAACCCATACGAATTACGAAGAACAGTTCTCTCTCCTCTGAACTTGACGGATATCGCAAGGAGATCGACGGATATCGCAAGGAGATGTGTGAGCTTGGTGCCCGTGATCCTTCTGATGTCTTCCAGAGAATTGCTGGTTGGGCTGCACGGGTCAGTGATATCAGGGCCACTGTTTATCGGGATGAGTCTCGTAGATCTACAGCGTTCAGAACCAGAGACATAGATCCATTTTTGGATCAGTGCGATTTCCAGTTTAAGGTCTGGTCGAGAATTCAGGCTGTTAGAGAAATGGAGTACAAGTTGACCGGTGGAGGCCAGATTTAATGTCAGAAGCTGAAGCGAATGTTGTGATAGCGGGAGATCCTGAACTAGGAACGATCGTACTGAATAATACCGAAATTTCGGATGATGCTATTAGGGAGTCACTTGTCCAGCAACATCCTGAAGTAGCTTCCATGATTCGTTGGGGGGCTTCTACTCAGCGTCGTCCAACTAGTGGCGGTCTCTTTGAGCGTGATCGTTATGTTACTCCCTCTTCGATTTATGATCAGATGCGAGTAGCACAAGACGCACTTGAAAATGACGATGTGTGTTCTGGTGTTCTCGAATCTACTGAAGCTCTTGCCTTTAACAAGATGAGCGTTCAGTCTTTCGAAGAAGACGAAGAAGATATTTGGAATCAGATTGCAGCAGACCTAGATCTTGATTCACGAATGCGCGAGATGTGGAGAGAACTGTTTTCCGTTTCGCAGTTCTATGCCTTTACTTGGTGGGGTACGAAAACTTATCAGGTTCGGGGACGTTCGAAAAATGGGGTAAAGAGGAAGAAGCAGTTCCTGAATCTTCGAGTACCTCTTGGCATTTCGATGCTGGATCCATTAAAAGTTGTTCCGGTTGGGAACCTTCTCTTTAACCAAGAGCAGTTGGCCTATATTGCCACGCGAGATGAGAGTTTAAATATTGAGCCTAATCTTCCAGGCAATGTTGTTGGTGGTGGAGACGAGGTTATCAAGAATCTCTTTACCAAGGTTTATGATGCTCCTGCGAACGAACGGCGTCAACTCGCAGATCAGGGAATCGATCCGAATTACCTGTATCTATTGAATCCTGCGACCGTGTGGCGGCATACTGAGACTCGGCCACAATACAAGCGGTATGCCGAAGTTCGTATGAAGTCAGTGTTTGAACTTCTGGATCTTAAGCATCAGCTTCGTGAGATGGATCGTGCCCATTTGCTTGGAGCTACCAACTTCATCGTCCTGGTCAAGAAAGGTACTAAGGAACGCCCTGCTAACCAAACGGAGATTGATAATCTTCAGGCTTCGATGAGGACGCTTGCGCGTCTTCCGGTAATTGTGGGAGACGATCGACTCAACATCGAGATCATCACACCCCAGATGGACAATACCTTGCGACCAGATCGTTATAACGGTCTTGACGCTCGTATCACTGCTCGTCTATTCCAGATGTTCATGACGGGTAACTTCTCTGCTGGTGCTAAAGGTGATGACTCAATTAAGTTGGCTCGCGTTGTGGCACGAGGTCTAGAGTCTCGTCGCCATATGCTTATGCGTTCTATTGAGAAGAATATCTTTAAGCCCACTTACACTTTGAACGAAGAGTTTACGGATGTTCCAAGCGTTGAGTTCCATCCGAAGCAGATTGCTCTCGATTTCGATGCGGGGTTGGCAGCATTCTTCCAGGGTCTAAGGGACCGCAAGGAAATTAGTCGAGATACTTTGCTTGCCCAGGTCGATCTCTCTGAAGCTGATGAGGCCCGGAAGCGTGAACGTGAAGCCGAGAACTTCGATGACATCTTCGACACCATTAGTGCCCTCAACGATCCTGTCGAAATTGCGAAGGTTCAGGCTGAGCTTAATAAGAAGGCTACTGAGCATCAGGCTGAAATTGATATGAAGAAGGCCGATCAGGCGCAGAAGCTTCAAGTGAAGACCGCTAAGTCCGTGCCGCCACCTGCCGATAACCAGACTGGTGGCGGGGGTGCGAACCAACCACAGCCCAAGCAGGATCCTAAAGCAATTGGCCGGGCTCGTGGTGGACGAAACAACGGTGGCGGGGCTGCTCCAGGAACAGGCCAGGGGCAGGCTCCAGATCCACGTAAAAAGCCGAAGGGTAGCTAAATGAGTGTTGTCGTCGTTGAGGGGCAAGACCGATTCTTCTTGGGTGCTCGGGCCACTCTGATCGAAAACGATCGAGAAGTAGCCAATGAGTGGGCAGCCAAGCATGTTGTTTCTAATCCTGCTTATGCTTGGGTTCTGGGCAAATTTGTAGAAGCTGACCGGGCGAACAAGAACAAGCAGTATTTTCCTCTAGATGAACTTCAGATGGCTCGCCCGAGCATCACAAATGCTCCGATGAACATTAATCATAATACTCGTCGGGTTGTCGGTTCCTTTGTGGCAACTGAGATGGTCTATCCGACCACCGAGGAAGCTGACGAGGAGCCACTGAATCCTTATATTGAGAACCTTGGGGTCTTTTGGAAATTCTATTTTCCTGAGGAGTATAGGGAAGTTCAGCTTGCCAATGCGGAGGGTGGTTTGTTCTACTCAATGGAAGCAATTCCAGAGTCGATTTCCACAATAGGTGGATCTGACGACGAGAAGCTATACCCATATGAGGGGCGTACTAGTGAGAACTATCCAGATGAGATTAACAATCGCGAAGTAGAAGCGCTGGTATTGCACAAGCCTCACTTTACTGCCGGTGCTCTTATTCTCCCCCCGGAAAAGCCAGGTTGGTCAAGGGCTGATGCCCGTCAGATCGCCGGTCTCATGAAGGAACGTATGCATGAGGCTGAATTGGCTTATGAGGGTATTAAGAGCGCGTTCCCTCACCTAGATGCCGATGATTGGGAAGGCATGATGGCTGAACTTTTAGTCGTTGCTGGGTCAGACTCGAATTCAGATCCTGGTAGTACCGGGGAAAAGTTCAATTAATCAGGCGAGATTCCGAATACATAAATGATGACGCTTAAGGATCTTCACGACCGGCTATTGGATGAACGTCCATCGGGTGCTGAGCACGCGGCTGACGAATGTCCGTTCTGTCGTGAGGTTGCGTCTGACCTAACCAACAATGGAGGTAATGGAGTGAGCGACAAGACCTTTACAGAAGATGAGGTCAAGTCTCTCGTTACCGCTGCTGTTGCTGAGGCCGTAAAGCCACTTCAGGATGAAATTGCTTCCCATAAGGAAGCTTCTACTGAGGCTGAGACCGAGGCAAAGATTGCTGCTATCCGCGAAGAGCTAGAGGCGAAGGTCGAGGAGATTCAGAAGTCTCTCGATGAAGCCACTCTCAAGGCTGAAGCAGCATCGGTAGAGCGTGACGAGCTAGTGGCCTTCCTGGATTCAGAGAAGGAAAAGGCTGAAAAGGAGGCTGAGACCGCCAAGCTTCGCGAAGAGCGGACTGCAAAGGTCGCAGAAGTTGCTTCCTTCCCAGAGGAATACGTCAAGGCAAATACTGACCGGTGGGCTTCTATGGAAGAGGACGCTTTTGTTGCTCTCCTGGAGGACTACAAGGCAGTTGCTGTTAAGCCGTCCGAGGGTGGCCTGCCTGCAAGCACGACAATGAACGCCAGTCGTGAAGAGAACAAGTCCAAGCTTTCCGTTGTTCGTGAGATCATTGATCTCCGCAACGAGGGCATCGATACCCGAGCAGTATAAGGGGGTAAGACATGGCATCCTACGGACGTAATTTCGATTTCCGAGTACCACCGTATGGCGCATCACGTAAGGGACGTTTCTTTGCTCCCCTTACTGGTGCCCGTATTCCGATCGGTGCTCCGATTGGCGCTACGACCGGTGCTGTAAGCACTGATCTACAGCTAGCTCCGATTAACCTGACTACTAGTGCAACTACTCCAGTTTCAGGTAAGCACGGAATCCTAGTCTATGAGTACGCTCCAGCAGCGTTTGCTGGTGACGACCCGTTCATTGTTACTTATTCAGACAAGGACACTGCACCTCTCGGTGCAGCAGTTCAGCTTGTGTCTGGTAAGGACGTGAAGGTCGTATTTAAGAACACATCTGCCCGCACATTCCTACGTCAGCGTGCATACGCTGCTCGGACCATGGTGGCAGGTATCGGAATCGCTACACCGACTATTGCAGTAGGGGATTTCCTTACTCCTGGTGTCGGTAATGATTCTGCTGGATATTGGGCCGAGGTTGGGGCTGGCGCTACTGCATGGCTAGTTGTAACCGGTATCGACAATGCTAGGGCTGAGGTTGAAGCCCAGCTTCTCTTCTAAGGGGGGACTGAATATGCCTATGGTAGACAAGTACGGTCGCTCCGACGACGAGCGTAAGGCTCTCCGAGAGAAGATCGAGCAGGCTAACACCATTGCTCGTGACAACTGGGATAACCCAACATGGCGGCGTGAGATGGCAGCGGATCTAACCGCTACCATTTATCGTGGTTTCGATCACGAGAACCTTCTTTCGCTATTCTCTGAGGTTGAGAACCTTCCTTTCGATGGACGGTCATTCGTTCGTGAGACTCGTGGCCTCCGGGCCTTTTGGGTAGCTCGCGGTGGTTACATCGAGGCAAGCTCGATCACGCAGGACGTGTTCGAGATCACTCGTGACACCATCGGGTTCCACGTAACAGAGTTCGAAGACAAGTTGATGACCAACTTCGCTGAAACTCAGGCGACTTTGGTTAATCTTGGAATTCAGCGTCTTGACGCTGAAGTTAACCTCCGGTTCCTCCGGGCGTTCCAGGCAGCTATTCCTTCTACTTCTGCTTTCTACTCCCAGGGAGCGGGGCTCAGCCTCACTACCCTTAATACCGCACTTCGTGAGGTTCGAGACGCATCTCGTTCCCGCAATGTGACGATCATCGGTCGTGCAACAATGACCGACCAGATCATGGACACCTTGGTAGCGCAGTCGCAGTATCCTGCGTTCCTGCCGGAGAGCAATGAAACTCTCCTCAACTTGGGTGTTCTCGGTACGTACCGTGGAGCAAAGATTGTCACACTGACCAACTACTTGGACAGTGAAGACCTTCCGTTCTTCCCGGCTAACGAGCTTTACGTCATCAGTGCGGACGCTTCTAAGTTCGCCTTCTTCGGTGGTCTTATGTCGAAGGAGTTCACTGAGGACGACGCTTGGTACTGGCATTACCTTGCACGGCGCGATTTCGGTGGTGTGGTTCACCGCCCACAGCGTGCCCGTCGCATCGTGGACACCAGCATCAGTGCGAACCTTGCACAGGATGGTTCCTTCGCGTAAGGATTATCCTGGTGAGTTTATGGGTGGGGGGGGCTGTTTGGCCCCCCTTTACCTGTTATAATGCAAGAATTGGGTGGCTCAGGTCACATAGGAGATTAGGAGAAATACATGGCACGAATTGTTGATGATCCAACCGGTTTCGAGACCTGGAAGAATACGGTTCCCGGTAAGGTTGTAATTAAGCGTATGGGCCGCACGGGTGAACTCGTTGATGAGATGATCTCTGGAGAGCGCACTTTTCATATTACGCCCGCAGAACGCCGATTGAATCAGGAGATGGCTGCTGATGAGTTTCTTGATTTCTTTCAGAATGGAGTGCTGGTTCCAGTGAAGCTGATTGAATCTGCTGAAGACGTAGAAGCGATTAAGTCTAATCCTAATCTTGTTACTGAGGATGAGATGAAGGACTTGATCGAGAATCGTCGTGCGATTAAGGCTTTCCAGGAGCGAGTTGAGTCCATTAGGAATCCGACCGCACTTCAGCGCATGCTGGAGCTTGCTAAGGCTGATGACAACGCAACTGTACGGCAGTTAGAGGTTATTGAGGCTCGCTTGAAGCAGGTTGCTCCGTCCCTTCATCAAGAGATCGAAGTAGTCGACGCCCGCCCAGTGGCATCGGGCACGAAGAATGCTATTTCGCCTCGATAAAGGAGCTTATTTATGGCGATCGATCTTGCTGATCTCATCGATCCGCTGAAGCGCGAAGTGAGCCCACCGGGTACTAACTTGTTCCCAACTGCCGTTGAGGACGAGTGGCTCGGTCAGCTTAGTGATTCCTTCTGGGAAGCAAAGCTGTTTGGTTTCTTCGGCACATTCACGGAATCGGACGGGCTTGTGCAGCCTATTACCTCTGGTGGTTTAGAGTTTACCCGATCCGAGCAGCAACTTATTGTGTTGTTTGCTGGAATTCGTGTAGTTCGTATGGCTATGATTAATAAGAACACCCTATTCCGGGCTCAAGCTGGCCCTGTTGAGTTCGAGACGCAGACCTCCGCCAATCTTCTTAATGAAGTGCTGAAAGAATTGCAAGCTAAGATTAATCTTATTTACACAGTGCTGGGCAGTCTTGGGACGATTACTGATGCTTACATAGACTCCCTGGCCGAGAGGAATTACAGCATTGGTGCTGGTAATACTGCCTGGTGGAGTGCTGATAACAGCCGTCGTGTTGGCAACAGATATTTCTGAGGATTGAGTTATGGCTGGGACCGATTCGAGGTTTAACGCTACTCAATTCCGTGATGCCATTCATTTTGCGATGACCATGGGTTTGCCTGACGCGACTTCCGAACGCATCACGTTACGTTGGAAAAAACGACGTACCTATACGCAGGAAGATGCTGGCAGAAATCCTTTCGACTGGTCGGATTCTCCCGTTACAGATGTTGCACATACAGATGTCGCTCTGAAGGCAGCCGTTGAGTTCCAGTTTGTTCGTTCTGGCGTAGAGAACAACCCAGTGGGTCAGTTCGAGGCTCCTAATCTGGTTGTGACTCTTCTTGATACTGAGTATCCCTCGCTTTTCGCCTCAGATGGTAAACGTGCTGACGAGGTTATACTTGATGGTTCTACCTACCAAATTAACTTCGTAGCTCCTCCCATTGGACTCTTCGATGTAACGGTATATCAAATTTATTGTAGTGGGCTTGACGAGGCATAATGCAGTATGTTGGTGGTCTTCGGGCGCGGCTTATCAGGCAATCTGTTTACATGACGATCAACGATGCCCTTTTGACTTTAGATTGGTTCAACCCTGGCCGTAGGCACAAGCCGGTCACTTTTGTTGCCTATCCAGTAAACCCTGATACTGAAGTCCCTTTTAATACGGCTGCTCTTTCAGATGAGGATATTTTCGAAAGCGAAGATGAGGTTGGCTCACAGTTTGCTGAGCACCGCTGGACCTTCTATGTGGACTTCTACGCTGAATCTGACGCTTTGGGACTCCACTTTCAGCAGGATGTTAGGGCAATCCTCTCAGGGCGAATGGACGCCGTAGGAAGAAACTATCCAAAAGTGGATGTCTATGACTGGACCATGGCAACTCCACCGCTAATCTTTACGGTCCAGATTGAGAATGTGGTGGGCGACCGGGCACACGATTTCCCGAAGAGGTACCAACAGCATTGGTACGCAGTGCGGTTCGATGTTGTTGATAACTATGGAAATGAATTCTACTGATGCAGCCAGTCCTGAATGAAGTTTTAGCACGCAGAAGGGATCGAGGAATTGCTATTATGCTCGGTCTTAAAGAAAGGGAATGCGATCAGTTTCTGCCCCGTGAGGTTAGCGTAAAGCTCCGCAAGGCCGTACTAGATCAGTTTAATGAATTTTACGATCTTTGTGTTGATGTCATCAGATCTCTAGATACCGGCGAAAACATTATCAATGAACACTACTTGAATAGACTTGAAGAGAAAATTGATGCTATCCACGATAGCTTGCAGCAAGTGCCGAAAGACTAATGGCGACTAATCCAGCAATTAACTCCGTCATAACCAGGACCAAATTTGTTCTTTCTGAGCGCATAGCGACCAAAGTCAGGGCTGCTGTAGCTGAGGCAGTCACTAAAGGTGGTGCCAGTGAGAGGTTGACTCAGTTTGGTGATGGGCTGTCTAGTTCTATTGGCGGCAGAGCAGGGAAGAGTTCTCTTGCTAATGCCCATAGGGACGTAGCTGCTGGAATGCAGCAGGCGGTCCTTGCTTCTTATGCTCAGAGGGTCACCGCTCGGAAGCGCATTAAGGAACCTTACCGGGTTGGTCAGAATCGATTTTCTGGTGGAGCCTTGCGACGTGCTTTGAAGAGCGAAAATATGGTTTCTGCCAATCACGATGGTATTGCTTTTGTTAACAAGGACATCCTGGATGCTGAAGCTAGGCACTGGTATAGACTTAACTATGGTGCCGGTGCCAGGGGTGCCACGAACAACGCCAAGTCCTATCGACTAAAGCTTTTCGGTTCTACGATCTCACAGATCTCTGACCCCGGTGGCCCTAGTGGCGCGTTCAAGATGCCACGAGGTATCTGGGGTGGTAATGAGTCAGCGAAGGGTGCTGGTTTCCCTGCTGGTTTCTATCCAACAGGAGTATCGCTGGTTGTACCGACACAAGGTATTGCTGCACGCAGATACTTGGATGCTGGTCTGGCGTATCTCGCTAAGAATCTCGGGCCTCGTTATGAAGAACTGCTTGACGAGTGGATTGACCAAGCCGAACGAGGTAAGGGTCCATTAAGCAAGACGGTCCATATCAAATAAACGTTCTGCTTGCCGATAGATACTAGGAGCGCAGGCATTGGAATGCACTGGATACTGAGGTATCCGCCCTGGGATTGAGCTATCGGGTCTGCGGCCTACTATTCAGGAGTTTTGCTAATGGCAATTAAGTCCGGTTCGATTCTTCACGACTCTCGCGGTTTCGTTGTAGACCGCATTCAGAGTGGTGGAGTTAGCAACCTTAATATTCCTCTAGAGAAGATCTACGAAACTGGTAACTACAGTTCCGTGACGACTCTGCGAGACATCCCAGAGCTTCAGTTCGAGCTGGAGTCCCTCGATGTCTCTACGGAGACGGAAGCTCTTATTAACGGCCTAGACCCAGCGACTGTGACCACTGGCCAGAAGTTGGACTTCATCAACTCGCTACCGATGGACATTGTTTCTCCATTCAAGGCGGGTAACGGGGCGTTCAACATCGTTAAGGGTATCGTTATCCCTTATCTCAGTCTGGACTCGGTTACCTATCGTTTCGGTGTTCGTCAGAACTCGACTCAGACCTTCAGCCTCCGGGGTGACTCTCTCTACTACATCCCTGGTACTCCGAAGATCCAAGAGTTCACCATTACTGCTGGTGCTAACCAGGTTTATGCCTTTGCTAACACCGCTATTGCTTACACAGAAACTGGTACCACGCTATACGCCCTAAGCGTTTGCGCCAAGAACACCTCCACCGGGATCTTTAAGCGTCTCTTCTTCGGAGACGACTTTACGAATACCCCTGCCAACGTTACCGTCCTTGCTAATCTCTTTACTCAGGGTTACAACAGGCTCCACGTAACCTACGGAACCGCTACCGCTGCAACATATAACAGCACGGTTCACCAGGGAGCGACCGTTAAGCCGGGTGCTGTTCGTGGTAAGGACGTATGTGTTTACGTTTCTGATGGTGCAGCCACTCCGACTCTCCTTCGTTGGACTGGTATTCAGACCTTTGAAGCAACTCGATCGGTGAACCTTGAGGCAGATGAGGAACTCTGTAACACCCACTACGTGTCTTATGACTACGACATAGCTGAGGTTAAGGGAACCATCGGTCTTAAGCCATTCAATTACACCGATCTGTTTGACAAGATCGCACAGGTTTCTAATGTGAGTACCAGTGTTATTGCTGGTCCATATTCTTCGGCTGCCCTTGAGATTCTCGTGAAGATCAAGGATCCGGACACTGGTGTAACCCTGAAGACTATCGATATCCCGGACGCTAGGTTCACGCTCCCGGCCATTCAGCCTCGGGCTAATACCAAGCTAGAGACTACCTTCAATTGGGAGTCTGACTCTGGAACGATGTACGTATACAGGGGTGACAAGCCCTGATAATTGATCTACTTCGGTAGATAGCTGGTAGAATAAGTGGGTTCATCCGAATCCGCGTGGACTGTGGACGAGGGAAGGTGGGGGGCTTCGGCCCCTCACTCAACCTCATTTAAAGGAGCAACATGGCTAAGAGTCGTCAGCTAAGTGACCTATATGTGAGGGGAAAGTCTGTCACCATCGATGATGGCGAAGGTACTCCCGTAGAGGTTTATATTCGTAAGCTTAATCCCATGGAGCACGAGAAGGCTCTCCGTAAGAGTAATGCTGCTCGTGCTCGCGTCATGGCAGCCGTCAAGGACCCGGATGGCGACGAATACCTCCAGGTCCAGGGTGATGTTTATGACATGGTACCAACCCAGATTGTCAACTACCTCGTTGAAGAAGGTCTAGATGACACTCGTCTAGTTGCCGAGGCCGAGGAAGAGAACGAGAAGGAATGGAGTGAGGAGGATTACCTCCAGGGTCTTAGGGATTCTTGGAATGATGTCCTGAGTGGACGCTTACAAGAAGATCCTGAGGATGCAGAAGCTCTGAGGGTTCTCAAAGAGCTTGAGCGGTTTACTACGAAGGTGGATAAGCGGATTGAGAAGGAACGAGAGAATCTCCGTTCCGAGCTAGAGCTTCATTCTATCGAGGCCCTTCGGGAAAAGACCGTCGAGACCTTCCTGAAAACCCGAGCAAACCTTCTTTGGCTTTCCGAGTTCCGTCGTGCTCAGCTTTGGCTGGCAGTTCGTCAGGTTAATGATCACAAGGCTTACTACTTCACCTCTCGTGATGAGGTAGATGAGCTTCCAGAAGAAGTGCTCACAATTCTAGTTCGTTCATATGCTGAACTAGAGGTGGACACTCTTGAGGGAAAAGACTCGGAGGAGATCCCGGATTCCTCACCCTCGCCCGAGCAGGGGCCAGTAGCGGAAACGGTAGTCTCCTCTTCCCTCTCGGAGTAACAAGTATAGAGGATGTGCCTTGGGATTTAATGAAGGCCATTGAGCATGCTTACAGGGTTAATAGTTGGTTTGAACACCTCCTTCCGGAAGAGCAACCCCCGGAGTGGATGTGGCCATACGAGAGCCAGCTAACTCCATGGTTCGAAGAGGTCGAAAGCAATCGGAAGCAGAAGTATAATGGCGACAGTGGCAGTAGTAGTGGGGGCGACGAAGAAGTTCCTCTAATGGACAATGAGTTGGCTCGCGATAGGCGTTAAGGTGCATGGCTGATAACAATTTCGAATTTGGATTTACGTTCGACTGGTCTCAGCCAGAGCGCTCTACCGAACAGTTTATCCAAAAGGTCCGACGCGAGCTACAGCGTCTAAATCAGCTCTCTGTCTCGGGTGGTTCTCCGCTTAAGGGGGTTGAGGCTCTAGACTCGTCTACAAAAAAGCTGCTAGAGAGTGGAAGGCGCGCGAGCAGCTCTGCTACCGGATCTTCTCCTGCGGGTAAGCTGAATGAACAAGAAAAGGCGCGGGCTAGCGGCTTATCGGCCGAAACCAAAGCTCAGGGTCAGGCTGTTGAGGCGGTCAATGAGCGCCGTAGAGCCATTGATGCTCAAACTCGTCAGGCTGCACTCTTTACCAAACAAGACGCAGCAAATCTTCAGCAACTCAAGCGAGTCAGAACCCAGAATGCTCTCACTAGTGAGGGCGCTGTTACTGCCGGTGATAATAAGGCAGCAGGGGAACTCGTTGCCGCTAAGCGTCGTAGAGCCACAGCAGAACAACAGGCTGCTGAGAATGCAGTAAATCCTGGTGACATTAGGGCTAATGCTGAGCTAGCTTCTTCTAAGCGTCGTCGTGCTCTGCGTGAGAACCTTGCGGCTGAGCGCACTTATACACCTGCTGAAATCCAGGCAACTGGTGATCTCGTTGCGGCTAAGCGTCGTCGCGTTACGAAGGAACAACAGGCTGCTGAGGGGGCTATTACTCCACAGGATAGGCAGGCAAGTGCCAATCTAGCGGCCATCAAGCAACGGCGTGTCGCACAGGAACGTGCGATTACAACTCGTCAGACGGCTAGTGATCAGGAACTTTTACGAGCTAATGCCGAATCTGTTGTCAATTCTCGTTTGCGTTCGGCTCGTGAGAAGTCGTTTGTTAATGAGGCTGCTCTTGGCAAGGGTCCAAATGCTGGAACTGCTGCTACTGCTGCGAAGCTTGATGCAGAGAATGCAGTAAATTCGAAGCGAATCCGCGCCCAGCAGCAGGCTCTTGAAGAAAAGGCTATTGCGAGCGGTCCTGGTGGTAGGACCGGGTTCGTAAATGAGCAGGCCGGAGCACGATCAAGTCAGGCTCTCCTTAATGCACAAATCAGAGCCGAGGCTACGCGTAGGCAGGCAGCTAGTTCTGAATATACTTCGGCGGTTGCTTCCACCGCCATCTCTCAGCGTCGTCTGAAGGCCAAGGTAGATGAGCAAGTAGCGAAGGCAGTTGTTGGAGATAGCGCGACCCTGCAACGCGAAGCAAATGCTGCTGTAGCTAAGAAAACTGCTGCAAACATTAAGTCTGCCAAAGTAGCGGAAAAGATTCTTGCTAATCAGTCAGGTGAGCTTGACGAGATTGTTCGTGCCAAGGTCGCTAATAAGCGACTCACTGCTGCTATTCAAGCTCGTGTTAATGCGGAATTGAAGGCTGCCCAGAACACTAATACGGCACCCGGCTCGGCTCAGGGTGGCGGAACCTTGTTCCAGCGTCTCCAATCACGCTTTGCTCAGCGAGGTAGTGGGCAGGGGGGGCAGGATCTACGTGCTCCTGAAGAGTTCCAGCGTCTCGGTCAGTTCGTTGGATCTAAGGCTCTTACTACCGGAGCTTTCGCCTTCTCGGGTGCAGCTCTCTTCGGTGTAGTGAATACAATCCAGGCTGCGGTTGAAGAGGCAAACAAGTTCCAGGTGGTTATGGTTTCCGTGGAACAGCAGTTGATTTCCACAGATCAGGCTGGTCAACTACCACAGTTCCGTAAGGCTATTATAGACATCTCTAATGAGACGGGGGTTGCAGCCTCCGAGGTTGGTTCCGTTGCATTCCAGTTGAGGGGTGCATTCGGAGACACGGCTAAATCAGTCGCGGAGGCTAGCGCAGCGATTAAGCTCTCTGTCGTTTCTGGTCTATCGGTAGGAGATATTACTGATAGCCTTACCGCTACTGCATTGTCCTACAAGACTTCGATTAATTCGATTGGTGACTCAGCCCTTGGTATTCAGGAGCGTACCGGTGTGCTCGCTAAGGAGACCATCCGATTTGTGGCCGATATTGCTCCGGTGGCTAAGCAGGTAGGTCTTAGCCTCAAAGAGATCACGGCTATTGGTGCGGTTGCTCAGCAGCAGAGTGGTCGTGGTGGTGCTGCATTAGCTGAAGCCTTTGGTCGTATCCTTCCGGAGGTTCAGAAGAGTGGGTCAGCAATCCTTGAGTTGTATAACTCCACGCCTGCTCTGGCTGGACGTGTTGGCCAAATAGGTAATGCTCTGTCTCAAGGTAATACGGGGACTGTACTTAAGGCTCTTATTGATGATTATGGCAAGCTTGATAGAACTACACAGAACTATGTCGTTACTCTACTCGGTGGTCGTCGTGAAGCTGCTTCTCTTATCCCGGTCCTCCGGAATGCCAGTAAAGTAAACCAACTGATTGCCCAATCGTCTACTGATGCAGGTAAGACGCAGGAGTATTTTGCTAGGGTTCAGAGAACCCTTTCGACTGAGGTTCAGCGCATCACTCGTGAGTTCCAGAACTTCATCGGAACGCTACTGCGTGCGGGCCTTTCGGACATCTTGAGGGATGTCCTCATCGTGGGAGGGCTTCTTCTCCGTGTTATCGGTGGGCTGGCCCGTACCTTCCAGTCCCTTAATGAGGTTCTTGGTGGCTTCCCGGTAAAGATTCTCGCCGGAGCGGCAGCAATGGCTTTGCTTCTTAAGAGTGCAAGAGCTTTGGGTGGACTAAACCTTGTTCAGTCTCTCGGTGGATTCTTTGGAATAGGTTCTCGGGCTGGTGGCCTAGGTGGAGTCCGAGGAATTGCCGGTCGTGTCGGTAACTTCTTTGGAGCTTCTTCTAATGCTGCACAATCTCAGCGTGCTGCTGCTCAGTCTGCTTCTGCGGCTCGGGGTACCCAGTTCTCTTCGCTGCTCGGACTCAATCAGGGTGGACTTCAACAGGCTCCGTTAGGTGGCCGACTTGGTGGGATAAACCAATTTGTTCGCGGTCAGTCCAACTTCTTCAATCGAAGTAGTGGATTTGCTAACACAGTCGGTGCTGGTCTTGCTTTCGCTGGTGTTAATGTCCTCTTGGATTCTCGCACTAAGTACCAATCTGAAGCCTTGGACTGGGCGAACCGGATTCGAAGTGCCGATGAAGATGCTGTTGACAAGATTATTGCCAAGTACAATAAGCAACAAGCCCCGACAAATACTCTCAAGGACAGTATCAGCGGCAAACTCAATGGACTCCTCCCTGTCGGTGGAGCGCTTCAGGGTCTTGCTGCATTCCTTACTAACGAGGAGTTCCGGGGTGAAGTAACAACCTTCTTTAGTGGGGGAAAGACCAAGGACGACGTTGTTGAAGATTCTCTCCAGCAAAGACGTGCAGCCAACAATACCGTTCCTCTCTTAGAAGCATTCAAGAGTGAGTATAAGAAGAGGAATACTGCAAGAATTGTTAAGTTCAAGGAGGTTGTTGATTTTCTACAGAGCGGTCAGTTCGGTGAGGGTAAGATTCTTGAGATCTTCAAGGAGCCGGAAGCGGCAGCTAAGCTCACCGGCAAGCAAGCAGCGAAGCAGATTCAAGCTGTTATAGACTTCTTGGGTGACGGTTCAGATGATGCTGCCAATCAGATCGTTGAAAATTATATCCAGATTCTACAGAGCAACCCGGCTACTCCTAAGAGGCTCTTGAAGAATGTTGTTGCCGCGCTTCGTGATTCCCAGAAAAAAGCTTCAGATCAAGCTGGACCGACTGGCGCTGATCGCGAGACTCTTGATACATCCAAGGCTCTTTTTGAGGCTGGAGATAAGCCTCTTAATGAATACATCAAGTCCCTTGATTCTTTTATCTCGGCGCTTAAGACTATAAAAGATCCTAGTGATGATCAAAAGAAGGACCTTGCCCAGAAGCAGAAGGAGGCTAGGGACGCCCTAACGACTGCGGCGAAGGAACAGAACGATCTCATCAAGTTTGTGGATGAACTTCGTGCTGGCGAAGCTCGTCCAATTGACCAGCTAAATGCAGCGAGAGGACTACTAAATAATCCCAATCTTACGGCAGAGGGTCAGGTTGAAGCGGCTAAGGGAGTTCTCTCTGCCCAGCAGGATGTGTTCCTCCAAGCTGTTACTTCTTCGGGCAAAGGCATCGGTAGCGTTATTGCTGATCTACAGGCCGGATTTAAGCCTGACGCCAAGGCACTTGCAGTCATTCGGAAGCGAGTAGCTGACCTTAATGCTCGTGGTATCAACGTCAGTGTTGATGATATTGTTGCTGGTCAGGCCAAGGGTGCCCGTGAGGAAGTAAACAAGCTTCTTGATCTTCAGGGTCGTCAGTCTGCCGTGGCGATTGGACCTAATGCTGTCAACCAGGCAGCCCTGTCTCTGCGTACCGCTCAGGCGAAGCTTAAGAATGCTGCTCCAGGTACAAGTACAATTGAAGCACAGACGGTTGTCCTTGAAGCCCAGAAGGGCTTGAATGATGCTATTAGGACTCAGGCTCGGGCCGTTGAAGATGGTTACCAGGCACTCTCTCGGGCCTCGCTTGGGAATCAGAATCCTATTGCCCAGGCCAGGTTCGATATCGCTGGCGCTGATATCGCCACCCGTCGCGCCTACGAGGACCAGGATCCAGGTGCCCTAATCCAGGCGCTGGCTACTCGTCGCCAGGCTGGGGTTGCCCTCTTGAAGGCGCAACAGGACATTGACGACGCTTATAGGGAACTTCTCAAGAGTCAGACGAACGATCCAATTAAGCAGGCTTACTCAGATATTGTTGCAGCCAGTGTTGCTTTCGACAGAGCTAATGCTCAGAACGACCAGGCCGCTGCCTTCCGGGCCTTGGCCCAAAGGAATGAAGCCATCAAGGCAGGGCTTGCTAGCATTAGTGACCTGTACTCTTCCATTAATGAGTTTGCTACATCCCTCGCCAACTTTAAGGGCGATGCGGTGTCGGCTGCCGAGATCAGTGTCACTGAGGCTACTAGGAAGCTCCAGGAAGCCGTCAGTCAGGATGCTGGTCAGGCTTCTATTAATCGGGCTCGGGCGGCCCTACAGGATGCTCAGGGGGGTCTCCGGGATTCCAAGCTGAACAAGCAGTTGGACGATATCGACTTTGCTTTGGAGCTATCCAAGATCTCTGTTAATCAGGCCATTCAGCAGTTAACTGCTCTCCTCCAGATTCCTAATCTAACAGAGGAGCAGACTCGTGGAATTCTGCGTAAGATCAACTCCCTGAAGCAGGGACTGAGCCAGGATCTCCAGTTTAATCTGCCAACTGAATTGAAGTTGCCTACCCTCTACGAGTCTCGCCGCTTGAACCAGAGCAATGGGGCTTACCAGGATAATCGAGTTATATCTATTCAGTTGTCTCCGAATACTCCGACAGATCTTAATGCGGCAGTACAGCAGATTGTGGATGCCGTGAATCAGCCTCCTGTACTCGGATCAAGACCTAGGATTTATTGACATGGCTGCTGTAGTAAGGTGGAAGTTCGATGATCTCACGACGTTGGCTACTTATACGTTCGAGATAAACCCTGCTTCGGGTGGATCTCCCTCTTTCGAAAAGAACCTCGTTTATGAGAATACTCTTGCTCCTAATGGTCATGCTCTGATTTATGAAGGCCAAGATCCGGTACGTGAACTGACCTGGGAGGGAGTTATTCTCACTCAGACTCATTATCAGACCTATGTTGATTGGTGGGACAAGCGACATCAGATCAAATTGACAGACGATCTGGGTAGACAGTACGTCATTTATATTAAGAGTTTTCAGCCCAAGAGAGAGAGAGCTGTGCATTATCCTTGGAAGCACAGCTATACTGTCACTGCTGTTATTCTTGATTGGCTCAGTGAGCCTACGATATGAGGATCAATGCGTTTAGTACCGACTGATTTTTGGAGGCTTTGGTCACAAGGTGGGCCTTTCATCGGTGATGCTGGGGCTCCTCATGCCCGTGTCACCGTGGAACCTAGCTATAGGCTTCGGGAATCGGCTACTACTGCTGTTGGTAGTTTTGCTAGGGGTCCTATCCGTTGGTTTCAACGTCAAGATAATAGTCAAACTGAGTTTGAGGTTCCTAATATTCAGAGTATCCAAACTGAACGCAGTTTGGATGCTGATGCTGCATCATGTAACATTACATTGAAGAACCAGTGGATGAGAATTAATACCGACGCCATCTCTCCTGATGACGGAGAGTTGGGACAACCCGGTTATTTTACCTTCTCGCGTGGTGAATCTCCCGATGCTCAAGCTCGATGGGGTCATGAGACCATTGGAGACACTACCTTATGGTATGAGACTGCATATCCTGATAGTTCATGGACTATAGGTCATGTTATTGGGAGTTCTGCGGTTAACTCTCCACCGAATTGGCCGGATGCCATTACCTCTATCATCTGGGATTCAAGAGGTACGGCTATTGCTGCCCCGCCAGGACAACTGTTTTGGCGATACCATTTTACATTGGCTTCGCCTAAGACTGTGCGGTTTTATGCCGCAGTTGATGATTACATGAAGCTGTATGTTGATGGAGAATTGAAAGTCAGTGAAATTGAAGGTCATAATGTAGTGACGGGTGGAGGCGGTTTGAGTATATCAACAGTTGTTGATATGTCTTTGGCTGCTGGAAGTCATTGTATTGCTATCCAGGGAGTTAACCATAATCAATATCCTGATTATGGTAATCCAGGTGCCCTTCTATTCGTTATGTATGAACGCATAGGGACTACCTTGGGTCCACGTATGTTCGGTACTGATGATGTAGCGAATTGGAAACTTCTACCTTATCAGGCAACCGAACCTCCTCCTGTTATCTCTGGTTGGAATGAGATCCTCGTTCCAAATGCTTTGATTCGCACATATCAAGGCTATGGTGGAAAAGATAAATCAATAGCCCAAGCATTAACTGATGGAAATATCATTCTTACAGGTGTTTGGCTGGTAGATTCTGTTAGGATCAATGCATCGGATAACTCGATAACCCTTGCTTGCAGGGATATGGCAAAGCTGCTTATCGAGCAACAGGTTTATCCACCGTTAGTGCCGCTAATCTATTATCCTCTTCGTTATGCGCGCTATATTCTTGGGGCCGAATTCACACCCGACAATGCTCCGCAGTTCTATGATCTTAAAGTAAAGCTGAAGAGCAGCAATTATATACAGGCTAGTTCTGATGCTATAGCGGGACCTAATGGTCCGATTCATGGGCATGTTCCTTATGATTCTGATACGTCAAGGTTTGGGTCTCCCGGTTATGAGGGTGGTCGGGGTATAGATCCTAATAAGTATTGGCTTTCAGAGGGTTATTCCAGTGCCAATCCTGCTACTGGTCCGTGGTTTGAGGTGCTGTGCAGGGAGGATATAGATGCTGTTTATGTCCGTCCTTGGGCTGGAAATTATCAATGTTTTGTATCGGTATTTGAAGTTGATGCTACTAGCTTCACAGATATTGGTGCCGGAATGGTTGACGGGATACCCTATGTGGCGCAGTTTGGGACTCCTTGGGAGACCCAAGCCTGGTATCGTTTAGGTCGAGTATATCGGCCTAATGTTATTAGATTTACTTTTAAGAATCTAGTACCAAGTCCCTGGGATGCACCAAATAATTACCGTGTAGGTATCCGTGGATTTGCCGTTGCCCTTTCTGATGATGCTATTGCAAATTCCAAGCGTGATGGAAACTACAAAGACTATTCTGATATCGTTAAGGACTTGTTGTTGTGGGGAGGATTTTGGTTCTATAATCCAGTTCTTGCTAACAATGAAAGACCTCCCGTATATGGAAGTATCGAATCTACGGGAGCTTGGGCTGATGATGTTATTCCAGAGGATAACTTTGATAAACGTCCATTGATTGATGGCATCAATTTTTTCAAGGAAATTGTCGGTTATGTCTTTAATGTAGATGAGACGGGTGCTGCCAATTTTCGTTCACCAAACTGGTGGTCTTTGGGTAATTTCTTTGAGGATGGAACTCGTACCAATTTTATGCCGGAGATTGACGAACGGCTTCAGTTGACGAATTATACGATTGAAGTATCGGACAAAGCGGCACGTTCCGAGATAATCATTGGTACTGCCGATCCAACGGCAGGTTTTCAGGATACGATTACCTCGCGCTATGTACCCCCTAATCAGGATCTCCTCAAGGGCATGGTCCGTCCAGCCATGTGGAACAATGGGGTATTCACCAACAAGGCTGAGCAGGAAATTATGGCTCGACTGATTGCCCTGCATTCCTGGTTTGCTCAGCGCCAAGGATCTGTTACTTGTGTGGCTAATCCAGCCATACAAATTGATGATCAGGTGAGGATATATGAGCGTCAGACTGGCGAGACTTACGTACATTATGTGCGGGGTATAAGCACCCAGTTCGACGTTGAACAGGGTAACTACACGATGACGCTTACGACGAACTGGTTGGGTGAACGAGATAACTGGGCTATTCAGCTAAGCGATTCAGCAACGACTTTTGGAGATTAATATGGCACACGAACAGAGACCAGTATTTATTGTTGACGATATCCTACGTGGTTATCTTATGCGTTGTGAGTCAAAGTCTGTTACCGTAGCGCGTTTGGATGGGATCTTGAACCGCGTTGCGAAGGGAACAGTGGTAGCAGGCTAATGGTAGATGTCAATGTTCCCAGACTTGGGAGAATGCTGAAAGGTCAGCAAGAGGACAGGCGAGGCGAGATAGGGCGAGGCGCTGCTTTTCATGCTGGTAGGCATGAGCTTGAGGGCTTCATAGAGACGACCGGAGCAGGTGAAGTTCTGGTAGATGTTCATTTCCCAGTTCGATTCATGGAGAAGCCGAACATGACATTTGGGGGCGAACTCACTCCAAATCAGGGAGCTGTTCTTGGCAATTTCCCCACCGTGAGTGTAGTAGTTGTGACGTGGGATCGTGAGGACCAGGTTGGTGGCTTTTACTACAATGGATGTTCATTGGGTATTGTAACCAGTGGGCCAACGGATATGAGAATGTTCGTTCACTGGAAGGCTTCAGGGAAAGCTTTCGTTAATCCGGTAAAACATGGCGGAACTTTGGGCGAGGCTATCTAATTCTTGATTAGATGGTTGTAAGGGTCGATCTAAAATCAGGGCTCTAGTAAAGGGAATTAGGGGAATAAGTAATGGCAGGCAACACATCACATTATCGTCTACAGAAACTAGCCCAGAGCGATTCATTCGACCTGAACGGTTATAAGTTCACTAATGCTGACCGGGATCAAATTGATAGGCTTCTCTATCAAGGAGCCGAAGGCCATCGACACACCGGTACTTCTACCAGTACGGCTACTCCGTCCACTGGGCCGTCAGCTACCGTATCAACTACTGGGGGCACGCTCAGTTCTGGGCTAACTATCTACTACAAATATGCCCTTGTAGATATTTATGGAAATGAGACTGCTGCCTCTCCTGAAACAGTTGTCTCAACTATTGCTTCTCTGTTGCAACCTTCTTCTCCGACGATGACTACTCAGACCACTGGTGGTACGCATCTACCGGGCAACTATTTTTACGTTCTGAGTGCCTTCACTGGAGCAAACACCAGTGAAACTAAAGCCCTCTCCCCGGCATATATTACAGTGCCCGTTGGAACGAGTACGAACAAGGTTGTTCTAACTCTTCCAACTTTGCCATCCGGAGCTTCGGGATTCAATATATACAGGAAGGGACCAGGAGATCTCTCTTACTTTTTCCTGGCGTCCCTGAATATAGGCGCTACTCCAGCTACAACCTATACTGATAACAATTCGGTCACAGAAGATTGCAACAGATCGTTGCCGACAAGCAACACAACTAATAATACCAACAAGGTTAGGATATCCTATCCTGGTACAACACCTACTATTCCGGCTGGCTATACCTGGAAAATATATCGAAGCTTTTCTAATGGTATCTGGGATAACACAACTCTCCATTGGGTTGTAGAAGAGACGAGTGTAGGATCCGGCATTATCGTCACTTATTACGATGATGTTGGAAACTCGACATCGGGCGGTAGACCGCAGGATGCGACCATTTCGGTCGGGCAGCCAACTAAGATTCTACTAACCAATTCTACTGAAGTTCAGGGTTCCCTGCCGATGGGGAATGTAGCTGGCTTCCCGTTCGAAGTTACGTTTGCGTTTAGTGGTACTCTATCGGTCCAAACGGGTAAGTCGATTTGGATTTGTGAGTTTCCTAACTTTCAGGTTTTGACAGCTCGTGCTGTTCTGGGTTTGGGATCTACTCCTGCTTCTGCATCTGTGATTGTCGATGTTAATAAGATCAGTTTCGGGGCTACTCCGACCGCAGTAACCATGTTCGCTAATCAGGCATCTCGTCCGAGGGTTTTGGTGGGAGCGACTCGTGGTGCTACTGCTGCTCCTGATAGTCGATTTCTTCTAGTCGCTGGAGACGGAATCACCTGCGACGTGGACCAAGTAGGCGGCGGAGCTACACCTACTGATAATAACCTGACTATCCATATTTATGGATTCGCATATGGATTCCCAACGACTAGTTGGGTTAACTCCTAACGTAGGGGATTATGGAAGTTAGAATTGTTCGTCCTAAAGTTCCTCAGGTACGCGTGCGGCAGGGTCCTTTCTCTACAAGTCCCCGTTCAGCGGTGACTTTGTTGAGTGAAGCGGTTCAATCTCCTGAGTTAGCTCATGTTTGGAAGATAGATCGACTGGTTGTTAGCCTCCTAGATCCTGACAATGCTCTTGAGGTTAGCTCCCAAGAAATCAAGAGTGATAGTCGTGGTTCATTTTTCTTGTCTGCTTTCACGACTAGCATGCGTATCTATAGGATGCCTGAGAGAGGCCCGACCTTACTCAATGATCCATTGCCGGATCCAGTAGGTAATCTGACTGGATACTTCACGATAGATAAAGCAAATAATCTTCTCTATGCTACGGCTGGCACACAAGCTTTGACATCTGCTTCCATTTGGGAGTGCGATCTATCTACGGACACCTGGAGATTGATTAGTGGAAGTATCTCTACGAGTGGATATGTGGAGGGATCCGATCCTAGATATTCTCAGCTTGGAGGGATTGTCAAAGCTGGTAATTTTTTGTATGTGGCAGATCAAGCTGGCAGGGTGATCCGTCGCGTCTCTTTAGCCGGACAGTCAACCATACACTATGGAGATATCCTCACGCCTCGTGGGTTTACTTATTTAGGTTATGCTTATGATAATGTGTTTGCATCTAATGATGTAAACCTCATTAGAATTAATACAGATCTATCTGAAACTACTATTCCAATCTATGATACTGAGGATCCCATCCTCCTAAACTATAAGTACCAACTCATCTGGACGAATCCGGCTCCCGATTCAGCCGATTTTGGGTGGCCCTATAATGATTATGCTCCTACCGTGAATGGTTTTGGCGTAGCTCAAGATCAGCTTCTTGTGACGGTACGTATGAGCTTCCCTAGTTATCCTAATTCTGTAGGAACCCTGGTACTTCAAAAATCTTTTGGCGCACCTGCTCGTGGTATGGATACAGCCAGTGATGGTACTCTTTATCTGGTCATGTCTCAGATTCCTGTCGATATCGCCTAACTTTATAAGGAATCATTATGGATCGATACTTTGATGCAAGTAATCAACCACTACCTGGGCCTACTAGGCTGGTTACTATCTCTGAGGCTAATGAAGTGCAATATTTCGTAGGACAGGGTTCTATCCCGGTGTATGACGGCATTGATCCAGTCCTGTTTTTTCCTATCCCCATAAACACTCCATATCCTCCTAATAATTTGGTACTCCCCATAGATCAGCCACCCACGCACACTAATGGGTCTAGCTTGGCAAGATTTCAGACTGATGTAACTGTAGGGTTGCAAGCTAGAGGTATTGTTTCCGTTCAGCGACAGCAAATTAGAGTTCACAAAGTAGAAAGCGGAGTCTAGAGATGGCTGACTGGGATCCATTTATCGCATCAAACGCTCCGACCATCTGTCCTACGAGTGCTGAGTCAACTGGTGCTCAGGCCATATGTGATGGCAACATTCTTAGTAGTATTTGGGCAGTTGCCAACACGGCTGTCTACATTCCGTTTGTTGTCTACCAGTCATTTATGGTTGTGAAGTTGAGTGTCTGGAATGGAACAGTTGTTGCCGGTAACTTTGACTTGGGTGTGTATGATGATCAGAAGAACAGGCTGGTTTCTTCTGGTTCTACGGCTCAGGCTGGTACATCTGTTATTCAGACAGTAGATGTCACCGATGTATTGCTATTGCCTGGTCAGTATTATATGGCGTGTGTTGCTAATGGGATTAGCGGTCGATACTTTAAGTACACATCTGTTGCTTCTGTCCAGGGGTCATGGGGAGTTCTGAGTCAGACCTCTGCGTTCCCGCTGCCTACTACGGCTAATTGGGTACGTAACACGATGGAGGCTCCAATAATGATGGTTCACCAAAGGACGACAAACTAATGAGTGACTGGCCAACTATCTTTTCTCACAACAGCACGATCAATTCTTCTTCACAGGAAGTGCCGATAGCCTTTGTGTTCGGTAGCGCTTCTAGTGCCTGGCCATCGGCTAACCGAGGTATCTTTGTGCCGTTTAATCTTCGCGCTCCTTTTCTTGTGCAGAGATTATTCTGGCTCAATGGAACCTCGGTCGCAGGTAATGTTGATTGTGGTATTTATATGACTACGAATCCGGGTAATTGCACAAGGCTGGTGAGCACAGGAAGTACGGCTCAGTCGGGAGGGACAGCCATCCAGGCTGTCAATATTACTCCTCTTTTGCTACAGCCAGGTGGCTATTACATGGCTCTATCAGTTTCTACTACTTCGGCAACCATTAGGACAAGAGGATCTAACGTGGTGGCTTGCCAGGCTGCTGGGATCGTACAAGCACCGTCCATGGTGCCACTGACCACGAATCCAACGCTGGAAGCTCCGGTCTCCAATTATCTGCCATTGTTTGGCCTAACCTCAGCATTAGTGATTTAAGGATTAGAAGGATTAGAATATGGCTGTAACTGCATCTGCTTCAGGAACTCAGACCGCAGAAGTGACGACAGAACATCAGTTGGCAGATACTTATGTCGCTGGAACTTATACGTTCCATGTTGATACGGTTAACCTGGCGGCGGGAGATGTTGTTGAGCTGAGAATTTACCAAATGATCTTGAACGGTGGAACCGCTAGGGTCATCTACTCAACCAGATATGCAGGCGCTCAGCCTACCGACGATCTCATTAAGGTTAGCGTACCTGTTAGTAGCGAGCTAGGTTCTGCCTCGCCAAGCGTAGCGCTGCGATTCAGCTTGAAGCAGACTTTCGGGACTTCCAGGAACTTTCCTTGGAAGGTACTTAAGTACGCCTGATGGCATCTGCGTCGACCCGCCATATTGAAGTTCTCTTACCTACTATAGCCGGATTGGTTAATCCAACTGTAGTAATAGCTACAAGCGCGGTTGGTTCTCCAGCGATTCAGACTAGTTCCACGGTTGTTGTCTCCACTGTTACTGCTGTTGCGGCGGTGGGGGTTGCTACAGTAGAGACTGGTACTCCAGCTACAGTTAATGCAACGGCGGTGAGTGCTGTTGCTGCGGTTGGAACGGTAACTATCACGACATCAGCCCTTGTGACTGCCGTTGTGGTGTCTCGTTCTGTGGCGGTAGGTGTACCTACAATCTCCACTATTACTTCTTCTCCAGTAAATGTTGCTTGCGGGGTGTTCAGTAAATCCACATCCGCTGCTCCAGTGTCGCAATCTGTTACGCTTGGGTTTCAGCCCAAAGCGGTATTTCTGTGGTCTGATAGTACGACCGTTGATGACACTCTAGCCACTAATGGCATGTTCACGGTGGGTATTACATCCTCTGTTACAGACTCTATCGCCGTGTGTAATTATGCACCTAATGGGAGCAACTCGATCAACCGGCATAAGACACATGGAGATAGCAAGCTTATTGTTTTCAGGACAACAACAATTCTAGCAGAAGCCAGCCTGACATCTTTTAATGTAGATGGATTCACTATGTCGTGGACCACCAATAATGCCACGGCATACCGGATTAACTATATAGCCTTTGGCGGCGATGACGTTACTGCCCAGATGGTGAAATGGTATCCCACCGACAATATCGAGCAGTTCTCTGTTACTGGGGTGGGCTTCCAGCCTGATGCACTTCTTAATGTCAACAGTTATGTCAACTTTGATGGAGGATCTCTTCCCCGCACTGTCACGGGAATCAACTTCGGGATTGGGGCAGCTTCGCCTTCAGGGCAATTTACCACTTACATGGGGGAGACGACGGGCTTCGGGGGCAACGAGGTTTCTTATTCTAGGTTCATTGATGATGGTTTCGTAAGCTTCAATGGATTTTTGGGGGGAACAGAGAGTTGTAGAATTGCCCTTGTCTCAATGGATGTAGACGGATTTACGGTGAATGCTACGAAAGTGGGCACCGGAGCCATTGAATTATACGCATTAGCGTTAAAATTTGATTCTGGGTCTATAGAAGTAGGAAACTTCCAGAAATCCACATCCTCTGCTCCAGCTACACAGAATTTGTCTAGCGTGGTCATCTCTCCAGATTCTATGTTCTTTGTTGGGGATAAAGTTACGACGCCAGATACCGATGTAGCTAACGCTCATCTCTATGTGGGTTCAGGGGATGATGCTGCTCAAGTGAGTACTGCTTGGGGGGCCAGGAATGGGACGAATCCATCTGAAGTTAAGTCGATCAGTGGGGGCACTAAAGCTATTACTGTTAATGATGGCACTAATATGGGTGTCGCTGATGCTAAAGCTTCGCTATCTCTAGCGTCAGCGATTCCGGTTCTCACTTGGGACCCCAACTCATCTAATGCCGTTAATATGGGTTATATGGCATTCCAGTTCGGCGTGGAGTCTGGTGGCGGTGGGGGATCTGGCAATGCTGTCTTGACTCCTGGCTTCATTCCACTCTGATTTATGTCGATATGTTCGTGACCTAAGGAGTCACATGGGACAGATCCGTAAGCAGAGAAAAGTCGAGAAAAAGGTTGAGTCTGTAGCGGAACCGGTCGAAGCCAAGGACAGTACTGCCCTTAAAGCTGAAATGGATGCACTCCTAGATGAGATTGATTCAGTCCTAGAGGAAAATGCAGCGGAGTTTGTTAAAGGCTACATTCAAAAAGGGGGGGAATGAACGAAGAAGACGAGCTACTTCGCAAGCTGGACGAAGAAATGCAGGATCGCAAGGTCATCTCCCTCATCCTCCGAGAGGGGCAGCCGGTGGAGGTCGAAAATGGAGGGCTTCCAGCCGATACTGTATTAGCAACACTATTTAAGGCTCTACTTTTCCTGGTCTTGGATGATTATATGGATGAAGACGAAATCCTTTACGAGGAAGAAGACTAGGGAAGAAGAGAGCGGTGAACAAAATCGCCATCCAGAGGGCTAATGGGATTACCAGAATTGGGATTCTCTGTGAAGGTCATACCTCCGATGCGATTGGAATTCTCGTTAAAGCGGGTAAGGAATACCGGATACGAGAGTACGACGGGCCTCAAATCTGTGAAGCCTGTGGACAAACAGACTATCTCCATGTGGAGGAGGGTTAATGAATTCGATTGTAAAGCTTGATGTTGGTTTCTTGGCCATCGTTGCGGGTACGTTCATTCCGATCGTGGTCGCATTGGTAACCAAGTGGAAGACATCTTCAGGAGTCAAGGCTGTCGTTAATGGTTTACTAGCCGCTGTAGCCGGTGCTGTCGCTGTCGCTACCCAGGCTAATGGAGTCGTTAACGTCAGGAATACGGTAGGGGCTATTGCTCTAGCGTGGTTGACTTCTGTTGCCACCTACTATGGCCTTTGGAAGCCAACTGGAATTGCTAATGCAGTTGGTGAGAAGACCCAGAACGTGGGTATTGGTTCGAATCAATCCGGTATTCCGGGGGCATAATTGTGGACCGGCTAAAGTCGGGCACGGCAGGATGGGTCCTTCTCACCGCATTAGTGTTGAGTTGGGACTACGGAGTAGGTATGCGGGCGGGGGGAGAAACTCTCTCTTCCAGTTTTGCTAGAGCCACTCGCCATCCCCGTGCCCGATGGCCGGTTATATCTATGTGGGTTATCATAACGGCTCATTTGTTTGAACGGTTGCCAGAGATGGTTGATCCATTTCATCATATGGCAAAAGTAGTCAGCACGCGGGGGGCGGGGCGTGAGTGAACAAATTTCGAACACCCCGGAATATACATTGGCCGAGGTTGACCAGGGATGGGATTATCTTCATCCTGGGCGTCCTCATGATCGGTTCGCAGACGGTTCACTCCCTCTCAGGGGAGTCGGCGGACGCACAGATCGTGACGGGTGGGATCGCACTGATCCTCGCTCCAGGGATTCTGCACGCAGGCTCGAAGAAGCGGGACGAGTGAGGACCGAGGTGGGCGGTCCCGCTCTAGTCAAGGTCGTCAAGAGATTCCGTATCGAGATCATCTACGTCATTGTTGCGGGGACAATCGTTGCCTGCACTCCCCTGATCCAGCGGGTAGTCGGATGAGTCTGAGCCTGATCAAGAAGTTGACCCCTTACTTCTTTGTGGTGGTCGTCTCGATCGGCCTCATCGGTCAGATCCAGTTCAACGCCGACCGGAACGCGAGGGAGATACGAGATCGTATTCAATCAAAGTGCATCTCCATCCAGTCGAACTGGGACACGATTACCCGCATCCTCCTGACCGGACCCGACGACCCGCTTGTGATCCCGCCCGAGGTTGCGCCGGAAGTGCCCGAGTCGACGGTCGTGCTCATCGAGGAGATCCTCACCCAGGCAAACGACCGGGCCAACGCCCAGAAGCGCGAATCGCAGGAGAAGCTCGGACCACGACTGGAGTGCCCATGACCGTTCTCGAATTTATCTTAAACTCAAATTAACAAACCAGTGAGAGCAATTAGCGAAAATTTTCCTGGTGCCGTCAAGCAAATCAAGAAAATCTGAGCAGAAATCCTTGCAACGGTACGGCTAGAGGCGTAGAACCTCACTACCGCCTGAGGGCGGGATAACCGAACGTATTAGTCGGGAGTGTTCGTGGGGCAGCCTTCTACGCTTGATGCTAGGTCTTTGACGCTTGCAGACGCGATCAGATACCTGAGGGAGAAGCGGGGCTTCAGTGCCCGATCTCTCAGCCTTAAGGCTGGAGTGAGTCCCTCCTATGTTGGGAAGCTGGAATCAGGCGAGATTGAACCTTCTGTGAGAGTGTTCGCAAGAATCGCTTTGGTTCTCGGTATGTCCCAACCGGAGATCTTTTTCTGTGTCGTGCAGGAAGGGCTCCGCGACCTCCCGACTAATGCTTGATACTGTCCCACCCTCATGTTATTGTTCTAAGATATTAGGCCGGAGGGCATGCAAGTGATGGATATGCTGGGGCGCATTAGTGCCTCAAAAATGAGTACCTTCATGACCTGTCCTTTGCAGGCTAAATTCCAGTACCTGGACAAGCTTCCGAGGAAGCAGCATGCTTCGGCATCGTTCGGTACCTGTGTCCATCATGCTTTGGATTTCTATAATAATACCGGGGACCTTAATAGGTCCGTAAACGAATTCCTCGATGTTTGGGAGAATCCCGAGAAACTAGGGGTGACTCCAGAGACCTGGCCTAAGGGTGGGACCTACGGCGGGATGCGTCAGCGTGGAATTGAGATGCTTCGTGGTTACCACGACGGTCTGAAGTGGGACACCAGAGAAGTCCTTGCCACTGAACACAAGTTTCTGGTCCCGCTGGGAGAGTTTGAAGTCACCGGATTCGTAGACCTCCTTGAGCTACGCAAGAATAAGCGTGGCAAGTCTGAGATCCGAGTCGTTGATTATAAAACGAATAAGAAGCAACCATTCCTGAATTCGTTGCATCTTAATATTCAGTTCACCACCTATGCTTATGCAGCCGAGCAACCTGAGTTTTGGTTAGGTAACGGTCCCGATTTTCCAGCCATGGAGAACGGGGCCTACTACTGGGAGATGTATAAGGACCTGCCGCGTCGTCCTATCTGGTATCAGCTAGAAACCCAGAAGGAGATGGACGCCGGGCTCCGAGACGACCAGGATTACATGCGTCTTTACCGGGTCTGCAAAGAGATGGCGAAGGCCGTGAAGTACGACGTGTTCATCCCTCAGATTAGTGGGGACTCCTGCGTGTTCTGTCCCTACACCGAGCCTTGTGGCATCCCGATTCCAGTTCCAGAGGAGGAAGATGAATAATAATCTGCCCAATTTCATGAGGACAGAGCATGCCCTTAATGAGAGGGGTACTCGTGCTGATGTGAAAATTGCTGTTTGCTCATCGTGTGGAACGTATGGGCTTGTTGACACGGAGAACATTAAATGTGCTTGTGAACATAATCATCCACTAGCTCAGCGAGACTACGGTTGTCGTCTCGGATACTGCAAAAGGAATGGTAGTAAATGACACTTAAGACGAAGTGGACCGGCTCCTCCGAGTACGGCCGATACATTAAGATGCTGCTTGTTGGTGATCCCGGTTCCGGGAAGACCCTTACTAGCTCTACCTTCCCCGGCGTTTACATCGCGTCGGCTGAAGGTGGTCTGATGTCGATTCACGAGAAGAACCTGCCTCATGCTGAGATCACTACGAGCGAGGATCTTTTCGAACTAAAGAACATCCTCACCAAGTCTTCTGATGTCCGTAAGTCTGAGCTTGGGGTGGATCCGCAGACTGTAGTGATCGACACCATCGATGAGGTCCAGGGAATTCTCATTCGTGAGCGGATTGAGTCCGAAAAGTTGAGTGCCATGCGGATCCAGGATTTCGGTTGGCTTAATGAGCAGATGCAAAGCATTATCCGTGGGTTCCGTAACCTTGACCTTAATGTGGTATTTACCTGTCACGTCAAGGAAACTCGCGATGATGAGCTGGGACGCATTGTATACAAGCCCGGTTTACAAGGCGCGATCGGAGACAAGATTGCTGGCTTCGTAGACATCTCCGGCATCTTGCAAGGTAAGACACTTACGAAGATTGTGGGCAACGAGACCAAGCAAATTATCCAGCGAACGTTCAAGACTTTCCCGGACCCGCAGTACCCTTGGTTGAAGGATAGAAGCGGCAAACTCCCCGGCGATTTCTCGATTAATTTCGTGGATGACTATGCTAGGATGCACAAGCTAATCTACGGAGATTCACCGATTGTGGATAACCCCGCTCTGTCTCCGATAGAAGTGATTGGTGTGATTGGAGAGCCGGAGAAAGTGGAGCCGGAAGTAAAAGAACCTGAGCCCGAAGAGGTCGAACAGGCCACTGATGGCAAGTACGAATGCTATAACTGTGGTGCTAATTTCGATGATGAAGACCAGGCTGAACTAAGCAAGATCAGACTTCGCAAGCTGGCATGTGCTACTTGCTACGCCGAACTTAAGAGGAAGAAGTAAAAATGACAATTCCCGTTGATGATGGTTTTACTCTGGTTGAAACTGTTCCCCCTGAGGAGGGTGAGAAGAAGGAATTCGATATCATCCCAGACGACACCATTTTGGGTGCAGTCGTTGTTAAGTCTGAGAAGGCCGTTAAGCCCTACAAGGATGACGACGGTAATCCTATAATTAAGGTTGAGTTCTCATTCAAGGTTACGGACGAGGGCGAGTACCGCAACCGTCGCGTCTGGGGCGAGACGCCAACTACCTTCACGACGCATCCGGATTGCAAGCTTCGGGCATGGGTCCAGGAAGCTTTGGCTGTTGCTGAGCTACCGAAGGATTTCACTTTCAACCTTGCCGACCTTAATGACCAGCCGGTACGTGTGGTTGTAGGTGTGCGTTCTTGGACAGATAAGAGCACCGGCAATTTGCAGGAACGCAACTACGTCAAGGACGTGATTCGCGATCGCGACCATGCTGAGGCTGTTGCGTCTGCTGTGCCCGAGGAAGAGCCCTTCTAATCATGGGCACGACAATTGAGCAGGTAATGGAGATAGCCTTAGAAGTGGCTACCCAGAGTCCTGATCCCTCAACGCAGAACGGTGCTGTCATCATCTCGGAAAAGCGGGGTGTGATGGTCCATGACTGCAACCGTTTCCCGGATGGTGTCCAATACTCAGATGAACGTTGGGAACGCCCAGCGAAATATGAGTATGTGGAACATGCGGAACGCGGATCTGTGTTTAAGGCAGCCAGATTAGGTATTCCAACAAATAATGCAGTGATGGTTGCGGTATGGGCTGCCTGCTCAGACTGTGCCAGGGCTATTGTACAGTCGGGCATTAAGACACTTGTCCGGGGTCCTAACGGTGGGGCAGCCCATTGGGATGGTTCAATTTCCATTGGTGACACCATCCTATTGGAGGGCGGAGTCAACATCGTGGACTTGGATCTCTCGGATTTCAAAATCCCCACCCTGAGAAGGAATGGGGAGGTGTGGATCCCATGATTCATGCAGTTCATCTTAATGACGATCAGACAAATTACCTTCATGCCGATGACTTCTACTGCGAGTATGGACTGATTACTTTCGTCCGATATGAAACCGAACCTATCGATTTTCAGACAGTAGCCTCATGGCCAGTAGATCTAGTGGAATGGATAGCGGTAGACCCTGATGGCAGAGGACGTATTAGCCTATCTACACTCTAAAGGTGTCGAAACTAAGCAAGCTACTGGTCCTAATGTTCATACAGCTTGCTGGTATTGCGGCGAGAGCCCAGGTAAGCGAGGTCGTTTATATATCAATGTAGATCCTAATGCGGAACCTCCAGGTTTGTTCACCTGTTTTCTGTGTGGTCGTCGTGGGGGCCTGAATGCCATCAAAAAGCATTTCGGGGATCCCATTACCGACTCTAAGGTCGAACGGTTCTCAGAGGTCCACAGGGTCCGTCAGGCAGCGGCTGTTTATTACCACGCGAATCTCGCTGAGCACCCTGAGATAGTCCAATATTTACAGACTGATCGTGGTCTTACCGAAGAGACCATTAAGAAGCATCAATTAGGGTATGCAGACGGCGGACTACTTGAATTCCTGTTAGAGAAGAAGTACGACCTGGACGACATCAAGGGCACCGCGCTGGTTCAGGAACGTAACGGGAAACTTGTGGACTTCCTGGACGACGCCATCACGATTCCGTACATCGCGTCGGGGTCGGTGGTGAATATCCGTGGTCGAAAGATGTCCGGTGAGACCAAATACCTAACTCCACCGAAGTCAACGACCAGGCTGTTTAACACTGACGCGCTGTTCCAGGCAGACCAAATCGTCGTTACCGAAGGGGAGTTCGATGCCCTGCTTCTGGAGCAGATGGGGTACGCCGCGGTCGGTTGTCCGGGAGCGAATGTCTGGCAGGACTCGTTCACCCAGTACACGGCCTCCGCTAAGCGGGTTTACATAGTTTTTGACAACGACTCGTCAGGTCGAGCTGGGCTGGAAAAAATCCAGGAGCAGATCGGCCATCGGGCTAGGGGAACTACTGTTCCTCCGCTTCACGGTCCAGAGGACCACAACGACATTAGTGATTGGATCCTTCAGCAAGGCCACACGCAACAGGACTTTGAGAATCTGCTGGCCCGTACTTCAGGTGGGTTGCTGCTGACGGTAGATGATGCGATCCGTGAGTTCTCCGAGCTTCAGGGTCGAGAAGGAATCAAGTTTGGGCACGAGCTTCTTGATGTGATGATCAAGCCGGGGTTGCTGCCATCGCAGGTAATGGTGATTTTGGCGAAGACTGGCACGGGAAAAACTTTGCACCTTTTAAATACGTTCCAGTCCATGGCTATGGAGAAGCCTGACATCAAAATTTTGTTCTGTTCGTTGGAGCAGACTCGTGGAGACTGGTTCGAGCGAGCACGAAGGATTCATGGGTTTCATAACCTCGATTTGGCACCGGACTTCGAGAAGCCTGGAGATCAGTTCTACGAGCGGCTTCATGGGGCCACCTTGGATTTCTGGCGGAACAACCTCCTCATGGTGGATAAGAACAGAATGACCGAAGAGGATCTTGTGTCCTGCATCGAGGAGTATGAGGAGTACATGGGTGCCCGCCCAGATGTGGTGGCAATCGATTACCTCGGATACTGGGCGAGTTCCTTCAAGGGGAAAGACAAGTACGAGAAAGTCACAGATGCGGTGATGGCTCTTAAGGCTGTCGCTAAGGAATACCAGGTTCCGATCATTGCCCCGCATCAGGTGAACCGTGGGGCTGACTTTGGGTCAGAGTTTCAAGCTGACTCAGCTAGAGATTCGGGTGCCGTTGAAGAGACTGGTGACTTTGTGTTTGGTCTCTGGTCTCCTGATTCCCAGAAAGGTAAGAAGACAGAGGAACGCACGGGTCGTGTCCATCTTAAGATCCTGAAGTCACGACATGGTGGCAAGGGAACAGAGATTGAGTACCAATTTGCTCCCTTAACGCTTGCAATGGTGCCGATCACGAGCATGGCCCATCGAGAAGCCCGCCATGAGTTGGAGTATCAACTGCGGAAAGACTCATGGGAGCAGGCGCTGTGGCGGCACAAGACAGGAATGCGAACCTCGCCTTGAGGCGTACTAACAAAAGATACGGTCATTCAATTTTCCCGGTCATATCAGGAGTTTCGAGAAGCGTAGGGAAACAAAATGGAGATTCAAAGATAACTGTGTAGGTCCTCGAAGCCGATGTTAACCATTACCTTCTAGTGAGGCAATCATGAAAGACGTTCTTGCGGCAACGGCATGGACGAGCAATGCCGACCTGATAGCCGACTGTGCTCGACTGAACTATCTCCAGAAAGATTGGGTCACCCTCGATCCAACTTACGGCAAGGGAAATTGGTGGACTGTGTGGCGACCGGACACTCTTATCGAGCACGACATTAAGATTGATGGAGTGGATTTTCGGAACCTGCCCTATGGGGATGGGCACTTCGATGCGGTGGCTTTTGATCCGCCATTCGTTTCGGTGGGTGGTCGTTCCACTACTGGGATACCGAAAATGCATCAAGCCTATGGAATGGATAGAGCCCCTATCTCTCCGAAGGGTGTGCAGAAGCTCATAAACCTTGGGCTAGGTGAGGCTCACAGGGTTGTGAAGCCTAAAGGAATTGTGCTCTGTAAAGTCCAGGATTATATTTCATCAGGCAAGCTATGGCTTGGTACGCATTACACGTTGTCCACGGCATTAGAATTGTCGTTTGAACCAATCGATCGGTTGGAGTATATCTCCGGCGTTCGTCCGCAACCTTCAGGGAGAAGGCAGGTTCATGCAAGAAGGAATCTATCGACTCTGTTTGTCCTAAGGAAGAAGTGAATGGGATTCGTAGACACGCTAAATGCAGCCGAGGTAGATACCCCTGAGGCTTTTGCGAGGTATGTTCAAGAGACAACTGGGACTCCTTATCCCAGAGGAAAAGATATAGCAATCCTCAAGAGGGAGTTGAAGGACTTCTTCAAGCAATATCCGCACCTTAATTACATGACACTGGTTCGCACGGTGGACTGGTGTCGATCAAAGAAGCGCAGATTTGCTCACGTCTATCAGGTTGTTGGTCAGTACCGATATGCCTGGCAGGCTGGTGCTATTCCAGAGTTTGCTGACCGTCCTAATGGTGATGAAATTCTTAATGGTCAGATTGAGAAAGCACTTGAGATAGAGCGTGATCCTGATTGGCGTTTCCGTCTGATCGGAGCCGAGGGGGATAAGGCGCGGCGGGAGGTGTTCTTGGCGTGGCAGATCAAGGTGTCGTAATCAAATTTCCGTTGGAGATTCAGGTGAAGTCTTGCCTTAATTGTCAGAACGTATTAATGGGTGTCCGTGGGCTGTTTTGCTGGGAGTTACGCGAAGAGATCGTGGACGACGAGATAGCGGACCAGTGCGATTGGTATGAAAATGATTCTTAATTTTATTTGTCGGCTCTTCGGATGGAAGCACGTCACTCGTGCCCTTAACGAAGCATTCAGTTTAAAGGAAGACAGTGTTTCTACGTCAGACGTTTCTAGATGAATTCAAAGACAAGGAAGTCAATTGGGGATTTTCTTCGGGGCCTAATTCCCTGGGGGAAGTCACGTACCGTCGTACCTACAGTCGTGACGGTGAACAGTGGTGGGAGACGGTCCAACGTGTAGTTGAGGGCGTCTACTCGATCATTGGCGATCATTGTGAACGCTACTCCCTTCCTTTGGATCGGGAACTTGCGACAGAAGACGCAGAGACAATGTACCGCCTGATTTTTGACTTCAAGTTTCTGCCTCCGGGCCGGGGCCTCTGGATGATGGGGACTGATTACGTTCGAACAAGAGGCGGGGCTGCACTCAACAACTGCGCGTTTGTGAGCACAGAGAAGATCGACGTGGAGTTCGATCGGCCGTTCCGATTCCTCATGGACATGAGCATGCTTGGTGCTGGTGTTGGTTTTGATACTCGTGGCGCTGGGAAGCTGGTGTGGTGTCCTTCAAACGGTAACGTAATCGATGTTCAGGTGGAGGATTCGAGGGAAGGCTGGGTGGACTCGTTGAGTTCGCTATTGAAGTGGGCGTGGGGTGCTGGTGCTCAGCCGGTCTTCGATTACTCGCTGATCCGACCCAGAGGAACGAAGATTAAGGGATTCGGAGGAGTCTCCGAGGGCCCAGATCCGCTGATCAAGCTGCATCAATCTCTGTTCAAAATGATCCGAGACCGTGATGGAGAGAAGGTAACGAGCCGAGACATCACCGACATCTTCAACTTGATCGGTGTCTGTGTTGTATCAGGGAATGTCCGTCGTTCGGCTGAAATTGCGTTTGGTGAGCCGGGTGACGAGGAGTTCTTGAACCTCAAGAACTACGACCTTAATCCTGAGCGTGCCGAGTTTGGGTGGTCCTCCAACAACAGTGTGTTCGCTGAGGTTGGCATGGATTATCATGTCTTCACCGACAGGATCGTGAGCAACGGTGAACCTGGATTTGCTTGGCTCTCGAACATGCAAGCCTACGGAAGGATGGTTGATCCACCGAACAACAAGGACTGGAGAGTTCGTGGAGGTAATCCATGTTTGGAGCAGTCACTCGAACCATACGAGATGTGCTGCTTGGTGGAGACCTTCCCTTACCATCACGAAACAGTCGAGGAATATCAGCGCACACTAAAGTATGCCTACATCTACGCTAAGGCTGTGACGTTGTTGGCTACGCATTGGGAGCAGACCAATGCGGTGATGCTGAGGAACCGTCGAATCGGTACTTCGATGAGTGGCATCACCCAGTTCCTCGCTTACCGCGGGGAGAAGGAATTGGTTAAATGGTGTGAGTTAGGTTACGAGACAGTTCAACACTATGACCGTGTGTATTCCGAATGGCTTTGCATCAGAGAATCAGTTAAGACAACGAGTGTTAAGCCATCCGGTACGGTGAGCCTGCTTGCTGGAGCAACACCGGGTTGCCACTTCCCCACCTTCCGTTACTACCTGCGAAGGATCCGATTCTCCGACACGCATCCGGATGTTGAAGCTTTCCGGGAAGCAGGTTATAATGTTGAGGTTGCTGTTAATGAACCGAACACTGTTGTTGTCGAATTCCCCGTTGAGGGCGATAGCAGAGTTAAGACTGAACGGCAGGTATCCTTGGCAGAAAAGATGAGGATTGCTACACTTCTTCAGAAGCACTGGGCTGACAATCAAGTATCATGTACAGCCACGTTCGATCCTGAGAGGGAAGGCCATCTAATACCTGATCTGCTAATGGCATACGATTCTCGTCTCAAGGGAATCTCATTCCTACCCCTTTATGAGGCTGGAGCTTTCCCTCAAATGCCATATGAGTCGATCACCCCGAAGCAATACGAGAAGCTAACGAAGGATCTGAAACCAATTGTCTGGCCGCAAGAGAGTGCTCATGACACCGAAGACAGATTCTGCGACGGCCCAACGTGCTCACTTTAGAAAAAGCGACACGCTCGAATACGAGGGCGTAACTTACTCGAAGGGTGACACCATTGAGATTACGGGCCTAGGGAAGATGTCTTTCCGTGACCACACCGTCAATGAGAAGACTGAATCTGAATGGGTGTCCGTCTTCCAGCATAACCACGGGTCGAGGTCTTTCCATCTCGACAGAATCAAGACTTCGAAGAAGAAGACACCAACACGGGCCGCCAGCTCAAACAGCCAAACAGAAGTTTTGTGCTTAGAACACAAGACATACGGTGCGATTAGGAAGCCGCGTACGGATTGTGTCCGCTGCTGGGCTGCCTACGAGAACAGGAAAGTGGCCAAATGAGCAGAAAGATGGACATTGAGACAATTTGATGGTGAAACAGTCGAGGAGTACACGGCTCGTTTCAGTGGGACGTTCGATATCGAGCCAGTAGATGGCGAAACGATCCATCGCGATGATGAAATTATGGTGGTGGTGATCGCACGAACCAAAGAGCTTGGCGTCAAGGACACTAGAAGTGGTAATACTCGACTTCAATTTGTGTTCAGTCCTAATGAGGTCAGACTCGTGTCTAAGCCGGAACTTCAGAGGACTCTGCTTCATCAACTGGGTTTCAAGGAGGAGCAGGGATTCCCTGCCATGGATGATCCAGAATTTGGGGATAAGTTACGAACGATGCTTGATGAGGGCGAACTAGGACAAGCTGGACCGCGCAGCACCGCGCCTGATAGCTCAATCGAAGTTGACGATCTGGAGGTGAGGAAGTTGCAGGAGGTGTGGTTGGCACATCGGCCGTCAACAACCGTTGATGAAGCCGAGCAGCTCATCGAGGACGAGGCGTTCCGTGCTCGTGTCGAGGAGTCTCACGCTCAGCCAGCGGAAATCGACACTTCCGATCTTCAGCCTATAGAAGGAACTCCAGTTACGGTACCTTCAGGTCCCCGAAAAGACCAGGTTCTCGCACGATTTCTGAATGAGGCATGATGATTCCAGATGGGACGCAAGACGTAGAGATTTTGAGCATCGGATTTCGCGATGACTTTGTTGAGATCACCTTCGCTGAAGCACGAGACCAGAATCAGAACACAAGTTTGATTAAGGTCTTGAACTTCGCTAAAGGTTCAGTCGGCCCCGAAGTGGATGAGATGCTCTCAGACATCGTAGATATCGTAGACATCGTGCTCGACAAGCTTCGCAATATCCCCGAGCGCATTTCTGGTAGGAGAACAAATTGAGATTCTATCTGAGTGGTCCCATGCGTGGGATCAAGGAGCATAATTTCCCGGCCTTCGATAAGGCCGCAGCTTCGCTAAGAAACTCAGGTCATGACATTCTAGATCCGGCTGCTTCCTTTCCTGGACAGCCAAACCCTGGACGTGCGGCATGTATGCGTCATGACATAATGCTAATTCTGGGAGTAGACGGAATCATCGTCCTCCCGGAGTGGCAGGCAAGTCCGGGAGCCAGGATGGAAGTAGCTGAGGCATGGGCCATCGACATCCCTGTTTACTCGTACCAGACGTGGCTTAATACCGGCAACTTTGTGGAAATCCCCCAATGTGTGGTGACTATCCCACGGGAAGATCAGTATTACCGCAAACTGTCGTTGGTCGGGCTCTCTGGGTTTGCTGAGGCAGGAAAAGATGAGGTAGCCCAGATCCTCCGGAAGTATGGCTGGACCCGAGTTGCGTTTGCTGACCCCCTTAAAAAGGTTGCCACGGATATGGGTTGGTCAGGTAAGAAAGATGACACAGGACGACGACTCCTCCAAAGATTAGGGATCGCAGCCAGGGAGTACCTGGATCCTGATGTCTGGGTGGTGGCTGGAGAAAGACTGATTGAGTCTGCCCGAGGCCCGGTAGTGATCACCGATGTTCGTTTCCCAAACGAGTTGTTCATGGTTCGCCGTCGTGGGGGAATCATGATTAGGATAACCAGGCCAGGGAAAAGTGCAGTCAATGAACACGTCTCTGAGCGTGCTGTAACCCATGAGGACTGCGACTACTCCATCATAAATGATGGTTCACTTGAGGATCTTGAACGGAAAGTCATTCACCTCTTCGAGCGAAGAGGTCTGCCTATTTTGGAAGAGGTAAGCGTATGACGAGAAAGGTGATTTAGAAAGCTATGGGTTATGAGTAAGCGAAGATGCACAGCTTGTAGGGACTATTTTGACAGAGATCGGATGTACCGTCAGGGCGTCTCGGGAGTTTGTTCCCCGGAATGCCTAAGGGCTCTACAGGATAAAGCGAGAGCCAAACGCAAGCGTCGGCAGCTTCACAAGGAGCGCCGTGTACGCTACGGTCGTCGTCTACCAGGAGCTACAAGGGACCGTGTAAGGAAGCGTGACGGAAACATCTGTAGGGTCTGCCAGAAGAACACGAATGCCATGCAAATCCATCATATTGTTTATCGCAGCCAAGGTGGTTCTGATGCTGTCCATAATCTAATCACGCTTTGCGCTGTGCATCATGCCTTGATGCACTCATCAAAGGTGAAGTGGCAGCCGGTCTGTCTAGCTGTAATTTGGATATGCTATGTCGAGAACAGGTATGTGACTGTTCCTGAGGCTCTAAAAATATGCCATAAATTAGGATTAGTTGAGCGAGAAGCTCGGGCTTAATCGGAAACCTTTTCCCCGGCCGTTTCCGCACGGAAAAATTCCGTGGGTGCGACTACCAAAAATTTTTTGGGGTTTCGGATACGTTCAGGTTTTACGTGTCTTCGATGTCGGCCTTGATGACGATGACACCTGGTGGGCTGGTTATCGGTGCCACCCGTCGTTGTCGATCTGGTCGGGCTGGTGGATCAGAACGTCGCATCCCCGCAACGCCTCTTCCCGTTTCGTGAGTCCTTCGCATGGCCCCTTGTCAGTGACCATCCCCCATGCACCCCATGCCACTAGGGCGATAATGGCGATCCACGTCAGGAGTCGCCGAACGGTGATGGGCTGGTCCATCATTTTTTCTTTCCCGGTTTGAAACCCCATTCATGAGCGGAGGTTCTGTGTTTACGGCGACGTTCGAACTGAATACCTGTTGCTGTTCCGCATCCGAAGAGTACGATTCCTGAAACAACAAACTCTAGTAGACTCAATCGTTAGTTCCTATTTCGATACCCCATTCAGGAGGATTTGGCAAGGTTGGGTACGGTTCTGACCACCACCAACCATCCCAATCTGCTGCTATAGCAGTGTCAGTGTGAACGTATTGATCTACTGCCGGATAACCGCATCGATCTGAGGTTGGGTAGCGACCTTCAAGGTCTGGGCATTCTTTCTGCCAGTGACCTCGGGCAAAGTGCTGCCACTCAGCAGAAATTACAATTGCTTGAGCGATCGTGTCATTGTTCACTACGGTCTCCGCTCGAACTCGTAAGAGGATGCCACCATGGGCATATCAGAACTTCAGGTAGATGACTTCAATACCGAGGGCGTCCAACAGCAACGCCCTGGCGATGGTGTCGAGGTCGTTGTTCAACGTAGCTTGGGCGTCGAGCACTTCCTCAATCTCGGTCTGCACACGGGTCAGGTGCTCGGATTCGATTACCACCTTGTCCCGAGTGATTGCCACCTTGTCCCGAGCCTTGCCAAGAGCAGCATATAGACGCGTCTGTTCCGTCTTTAGCAGCTTGGCCTGCTCCACAATCTCGTTCTGCTTGGCTGTAAGCGCCATTATCGCTTCTCCAATTTGACGGTAAAATCCGTTCTTCGCTTTCGTTCTGTGACTTCGTGGCGATCCACCAGGATTTTACGTGGAGCGCGAATACAAATTCTGGCTTGACCTTCGCTGATCTCTGCTACTTCAACTTCGATGATCCCGCCAGCGATGTCGATGATCTGACCTACTCTGCGAGTGAGGACGAGCGTCGTGATGTCGTCTTCGGTCATTAAGGCGTCAACCTAACCCTAGAGGGACGCTTACGCTTCAGGCTCGGATCTTGATACTCAACCTCGATCCGACCATGCCTTGCAAGACCACGAACACCAATCGCAACCAACATACGTTGGCCGGTCTGGATCGTCGTGTTCTTGTCGCCGTAGTGACGGTCCTGTTGAGGACGACCCTGACGGTCATAATGCTGTTGGCGATTCTTCTCGGCCTTGCGCCAAGCAACCCCAGGAGGAACGAGCGGCATGCATTCACTCACGATCTCATCGAAGTTGTGCCACTCACCATCCTGAAGGATATCCAGGACCTTCAAGGTCCAAGGGTTAGCTGTTTTCCTAACAGCAGTTTTCTTCTCATTGCTCATCCGTAAACCTACTTTCTAGATCAAAAAAAGAGAGGGAGGGAAGCCCCACCACAGCGACTTCCCTCCCTCATTTCCCATGTCCAGGGAAAACTAGTCAGCCAATGCCAGTTCAGCTTCGGTCAAAGTCTGCTTGGCCTGCTTCACCTTAGCGAGAAGCTCTTCGCGCTCTTCAGCGTCCAACCCGTTTAGCGCATCCTTGATCTTCGCTTTCAGGATGTAGCCGATGTGAGCAGAGAACAAAGTGCGGGGGCTTGCTCCAGGGTGGGTCTTCTTGCCCTTACCCTGAGCGGCAAGCTTCGCTACTTTCTGGGCACGCTTCTCTTCCAGAGCCTTACGGTGAGCCTTCTCGGACTGACTCAGATGCTTCTTCAGGAAGCCCAACTGCTCCGCCTCGGAGGAAAAGGTGATGGTGTCGTTGATCAGATCCTTCATCTGTGCGACCGTGAAGTTAAACTTCGATGCAAGCTGCACAGCCTGAGCGAATACCGAATCCAGGGTAAGACGACGGTGGAGCATGACCCGACCAGTGCGCTGTTCGATCCGGGACCACGAGGGGAGTACCCCATGCTTACGGGCACGCTCATGACCGCGGTAATCCTGAAGAGCCTCACTGACCCGCTTCTCCGGGAGACGCAGGAACTGTGCGACCTGAGAGACCGTCCAGTTCTGCGAAAGGAGATTCACCGCGTGGTGATCCCGGTCTTCTTCGGTGGGCGAGAAGCCCGTCATCACGTTGTTGAACTCGTAGGTAAGAGCGTTACGTAGTTCAGGAGTGGGGACGATGCAGATGTATGCGTCGATCTGCTTGCGTCCTGCCTTTTCTGATGCAGCCCAACGGTGGTTACCGTCCATGGTAACGAAGGAGTCAGGGCCGGTTTTGTCGAGGAACACTACGATGGCGGGAAATTCATCCCCATTGATTAGGCATTCCTTGTACTGCATGACCTTGTCGTGGCTCAGGGGAGCAGAGACTCGTGCCTGATTGGCCAGGCTCTTAGCCCGGTTGATCTGGGAGAGTGCGACGGAGCCGTACTCCCAGTCGATCTCAGGATGGTCTCCAAGAAGTCGTTCGATGGTGGCGCTTTTCATTGGTCAACTTTCGTTCGGTGAATGGTGAGTAACATACTATCGGGATGGCGGGACAGTCAAGCAAGATTTTTGGCAATCTCAACGAGCCCATCCTTGGCCTCTTGGATGGCAGCAGCCGACAGGTGGGACTTGCTGATCTCAACGTTGGCTCCAATGGCAGCAAACCGTTCTACAATTTCCAAAGCAGACTTCTCTGAGATGGCCCGGTTCAGTAGCTGTGGCGCAGGGTCAAGACCACCTGTCCGTTCAACAAGAGTTTTTGCTTCCTTCAAACCCAGGGAAGTGACCTGCCGTACTTCCTTGATGCAGGCGATTATTTTCTGGCCCCGATCGGTCAAGTAAACATCGTAAGGGCTTTCAAGGTCGTCCATGATGGTTGGCGTGACTCCGCTAGCCTTTTCAAGTGCGCTTACGAGATCGTTTCCTGTGAGGACAAGAAGAGTAATTATTTCTATGCCCGCAACTAGCCCCCCTTTGCTTTCTCTTTTTGCTTTCTCCCAGGCTTCAACTTCTGGAATCATCATCTCCTCCGTGCAGCCATCTCGATGAAAGAGAGAACTACTACTAGACGATGAACAATCCGTTCACGCACCGGAGGACGAGTGCGCGCCCTAGCAAGAAGAACTTCAATTTCTTTAACTGTTGGATCCGACGACGGACCAGAGTTCTTCGTCCGCTTCGGTTGGGTCATACTCATTCGTTACGATCTCCTGATGTCTTCGTATGGCATCCTTCAGTCGTACATTCTCTGCGATAACGGAGTTACGTTCTTCCCTTATCATGTCCGGATAGACTGAACCAAACAGACTGCTCCTCGCATCCTTGGCCTGTCGCAGCCTCTCATCTACTCCGTTGCGGAACCTAAGAGCGCCAGCCTTCCACTTATGGAACTCAGAGCGTTCCTTGGTGAACGCAGAGTCACTCATTTCACCGTGGTTCTTGGTTAAATCTGATTTCTTTGCGGCGATCTGGCTCTCTACGTTGGACTTCATGTGACTCAAGGTGCTGTAGAGTCTTGGACTCAGTTCGGGTTTACGTAGGAGTGAGGCTGTTTCGGTGTCCAATTGACCGCGTACCTCACGATCTACGATCTTATGGAATTCGTCTAAAGGTAGGTTGAGTAGGTAGTCAACGGTAGGCATTCTTATCCTTATTTACGTTCGGCTTTGAGCTTGTTTAGCCCAGCTTGGGTGATCGATCGACCGCTTTCAGTGTACTCGATCAGATCGAACTTAAACAGGAGCCTCTCTAGGTCCCTGACGGTCGGGTCGGGGATCTGGAGAACACTCTGAATGGGCTTCAGTCCTGCGGTGCTGCCAAGCTTTACGAGTGCTCGCAGATACTTGTAGTGCATGGCCGAGAGCCCGATCTCGTCTACCCGGCAAAGGATCATCACTTCTTCTGCGATTGGGATTCGGTTCAGACTGTGCTGAAGATCTCTGGCTGCAAGAACAAACTGACGTGCGTTCCTGGGGATTCCTCCCGTTGCCTTGCCAAGCTTCTGGGACACCTCGATCGAGAACTCTAGCTTAATCTTGATTGCCATGCCCGCAACGATCAGTCCCATCTCTTCGTTCGTGTACTCCTCGAACACGGGCTTTGTCGGGAAACGATCGAACAGCGGTGCGATCACCTTGTCGGGCTCGGTCGTAGCACCAATGACTGTGATTAGATTAGTGGAGTGCTTTCGTCCCCGCCGATCTTGGATGTATCCAGACTCCAGTAGGGGAAGGAGGCTCTCTTGTTCCTTCTTGGATCCCCGGTGGATCTCATCCAGAAGCAGGACGGTGGGTTCCCACTCGTTGTCTACTTCCTGGATCATGCTAATCATCGTTCGTTCATCCACCGGCATGGTCAGGCTGATGAATTCGTATCCAAGTTCCTTCGCAATGATTGTGGCGAGCGAAGTTTTACCAAACCCAGGCGGGCCGGTAAGTAGAATATGGTCGAGCATATGACCCTGCGCCACAGCAGAGGCAATATGGATACTCAGTCGATCCTTCAGCATGGTCTGACCAACAAAGTCTTTCCATGTGTCAACTCGAACCTGATCCATTACACCTCTCTTTCGTTAAGCGTAAGATTTGTATTCGTCGTGGAAGCTAGCTTGGATCTCGGTCGAGAGCATGGAATGAGTGCCATCGGTGGGTGATTCCATCTCCAAGTTTAAAACCCTGATTGATTGGCACTGACTCTCACCTTGTACCGGAAGAGACTGGACTGGATTTCCATGCCCATAGTTGCGGAGATCCAAAGACCGCCCTCAATGGTCATGAGGACACTATAGGGTTCGTCATCCGCGTTCAGTACGGGAACCTGCATCGTGCTGTTAATGGCACTGACACGCTTCGTGTCGTCCACGAAAAGGACGCCATCATTCGTATCTTCCGGCATCCTTCCTGAATTGTCAGCTACAGCATATCGAAGCGTTGACTTCTCCCGAAAGATCTTATGTCCATCGGGGATCTGGTGTACGAACTCCCATCGTTGAGTGTTGATTGGTTCAGTTACCAGCAAGGGGATCTCCTGGAATCGTCGGGTCGAGAGGCGGAAAAGGGAACTCGGCGGCTTCCTGAGCGTCAAGCTCCTCATCTGTCAGAGCTACGGCCGAATGGATTTCACTGAAGTTCACAAAACTGTATTCACCTTCAGAATTAGCGTTTACCTTCACTGTTTCTGAAAGCTCAAGTGCTGAAGCACTCAGAACACCGGCATCCACTGCCTTGATGTATCCGAAGGCTGTTACCTGTGCATCGACGTTAGTGGGGGCTTCAACCTCCAAGACGATACGGGAAACGCGCTGGAACTCAACGTTAAACTTGCTCATCCCACTCCTTCATTTTCTTCTCAAGGGTTTTGATCTGTTCTTTAGCTCGCTTAACATAGTCGATTACGACATCACGACGGAAAGCATTCTTCTTGTCAGTGTAAAGCTCTTCGAGCCTACGACTCCAAGGGGAAAGCTCCAACATCAGGTTGCCGTGCGAACCGTACAAACGGAACACGTCCGCATGTTCGGTACGCATCACATCGACGACGTTGGCATGGCAGCCTACACCAAATTCTCCGCCACGATGCATGTGTTGATTGATACCTTCAACAAAATCTTCGGGATGCTTCTTAAGCTGGTCCAAACCATCATTGAGAATCAGAATGGCTGTGTTATATCCCATCTTTTGCCTCCTCTATTTCTAAAAGACCACGAGCCCTGTTAAGGCGAACAGTGAGACGCTCCAACACGTCACGTTTACGATTGACTTCTGTGAGGTCTGGACCTGATTCTGTATAGTCTGGATCTATATTTGCGTTACTCACCAAGATCCAATGGATTGCATCATCCAAAACTTCAAGGTCATCGACATAAAGTTTCATTCTGGTGCTCGGTTTGATCTTAGGCTTCGGTAGTGCAGGGTAAAGCTTCTCAGCTACAACACAGTCAATGCATGCACACTGACGCTTACCATTGAAGCTGATGCTCTGGCACCAACCCTTCTTCTTGAAATGCATATTGTCATGTGGGACACCGTAGAACCCTACGCACCAATCACACCAATGTTCCCTGATAGGAGGAGCCTTGTCGCCGCGCTCCTTCCAATAGTGGAGAGGGAAGCCACGACTCTTCATCTTCTGACGACGCTTACGCTCCTTGGCAATAGCGACATCAAGCTGGTGCTCACTCAAAGGAAGCCCACCCTGCTCCGTCGCGGGCCGACTGGCGATCTTTTGCTTGCTGGGCTTTGGTCTTGCGATATCTAACGGGCTTCTTGATATCGGCATCTTTCACTGCCTTTTTCTTAGGCTTCGGTTTAGTCATCAGAAACAGATACTTCCAAGTTGTAAAGAATTCTCTTGGTCAACGAACCTCATAAAGACCTCAAAATAGTTGTCTCCATCATGAGGCCAAAGAGGGTGTTGAAAGCACATACGAGGACGCTCTTCCCGAGGAAGACCTGCCCAACCCTCACATGCCCAATCATAACGATCTATGTTGGAGGCTTCTTCCATGGTCAACACACGGCGTCCATGTTCTCGGGCAGCCAACTCTTCAAATGCCTCATGGACACCTAGTTCCACCATGGCAACAATAATTGTCTGATTAGGAGTTAGGGAACCATGCTTTGAGGAATGGTAGTGAAACTCAACTTGCCATCCAACTTGGGTCAAACCCACACTACGGGGTTGAACTGTATCTCGTCTAGAGACTTCTACGGATGGTCCGCAACTCCAGGTTGATTTGTAGTCCTGTTTGTAGACTGGACCTTTGTGGATACCTACTCTTTTACAGAGTAAGGCAGTTTCATATCGTTCTTCTACAACAGCGTAGCCGTTAAATTCCTTAGCTCGGATAGGGTCACCCATCAGGCTAATCCTATTGCCACCGTTAATCTCAATTCCGATGGATCGGATCTGCTTGATGCCCTTGGCACCGAAAAGCTGCTTGACGGGATCAACGCAACGTCGTGCAATGAAGTTACGTTGCGTGGGCTTCAGAGCCTTGGGAATCTTAATCTTAGGCATCGTTCTCCTTAGCGGGTAGGGTCCCTCATCGGTTCGGCTCCTTGGTTGTCATCTCGTTCCCCTCGGGCCAGCGGAAGGACGTTCCATCCATGCCTGGGTGTCGTCGTCGGAGGGACTGGTAGCAGCCAGGGCCGCGCGAGCGGGGTCTCGAATGAGGAGCGCCAGACGAATAATCTCGTGGACGCTCGGCGGCTCATCTACGACGGTGAGGCGTTCGGCCCACATCCGCATGCCGTGAGCACGAATTTCGAGTGCGTCTCGGAGACGGTCGCGTTCAGCTTCCGCTGACTCAGCGCGCTCACGCAACGGCCGTTCCCACTCCTCGCGAACCTTCGCCATCATCACCTCGGTCGGATTGAAGTCGCTCATGATGCTCCCTTCTCGGCTCGCACGATGCGGTGGCCGATTTTGGCGTACTGCACGAGTATGTAGGCTTCTTGGAGGCGTGCCTGGTGGTAGCTGTCCACTGTGTCCTTGAAGACGGTGGGTACGCCGTTGTCATCGGTCACGATGGTACGCACGTGGTAGCGCGCCTCGGCGTCATCTTTACGCGGAAGACTGGTGAGTTTCACCGCCACGGTCACATCAACCCCCGATGCTTCATCTCCAAAAGGCAACCATGATAAACAGCATGGAGATCCTTACCGGTGTCCGTCTTCGGATTCATAAGCTCACCACGTTTGTAAAGCTCCCGCTTTGCCTCATTGAACTTCTGCGAAAGCTCAAAGTCACTCAAACTGGAGACTGTGACTGCACCAAGCTTCTCAATGTCAGACGTATCGAGGTTCAGATCGTCAGTCATCTGAGCAAAGATGCGTTTCATGTTGTCGTTGTCTTCATGGTTATCGCCCGGCTCAATAATTGCCATTTATGTACCTCCTATTTCAGAAAAATTATTCTGGTAATTTCAAAGCTTTTAGGTTTTATTAGTAGTTCGGGAAGTCAATAAACATATCGGCAAGACCCTGATCCTTCAGGGTCTCAATCACGAGGTTCTGAAGGTCAGTGTAATTTTGGTCGCACCGTTCAAAGGCCATTACCGCAATCTTGAGCTTAACTTCCCACATCTTGAGGAAGTTATCGAAATCTTCGGCCTTAGGGTATCCGGCAAAGATCTGAGGACAGATGAAAATGTTCAATCCGCCCTCTTCTCTGGGGATGGGCCACATGACGCCTTGTCGGGAAATTAAACCCGGATCTAGCTTCTCAAGTAGATTGTCGGCCCGAAGCATATCAATAAACTTATTCCACTGACTGTTAGGTTCCACGAACTTGATATGGACGGTTGGGGCAATAAGCTGATCGGCCATGTAATGCCTTACGAAATCGACGCGTTCAACGTCCGTGAACTCGTTCGTCATCCACCTAGCTCCTTCACAGCCTTAAGGAGGTTCTCTCTAGCTTTGTCTTCGGTTGCATTAGCCAGAGCCCGCTCCAAACGCCTGTTCTCTTCTCTCGTGGAATCCAGAGCTTTCTGCATTTCTAGATTGGCAGCAATTAGAGCATTGACTCGACGGGCCATCGCAGCTTCTCTGGGTCCGTACAAGCCTGCTTCGCGGTCTATTTCCAGTTGGCTAGCTTCGCGTTCTATTTCCAGTTGGCTAGGTTCGTAGTTCTCATCCATTCCAGGACCATACTTTCTTCTTACCGACATTTGGGATATCAGCAACCTCTTTGGAGAGAGACAATGCGACATTCTCAGTTTGAGTTTTCGCCCATCCGGCATACTCTTCGACTTTAGCTTCGTACTCTTCTCCGTCCCGGATCTCATCCCAGAATTGGAGCCAAATATCCCACGGGTTAGGAAGCTTGTAGCCTTCTAGCTCTCTCGGGTTAATCTCGATTTTTATGACACGCTGACCCATGAGGACATCGATCATGCCCTCTGCCCAGCCACAAGGTGGACAGAGAAACCAGCCCCTAACCCATTCACCAGACCCGCGAGCTAGAGCAACTCTCGGCCACACAATCAGGGTCTCACAGGCTGTGCAGTAATCGATCTTGCTCATGGGCTAAAAC